ATGAATACGCCTGCTACCTCTCCCGAGCTTGCGCAGCACGGCGCAAACGTTGCCGCGCGCTGGCGCGAGCTTGAGTCAGGCAAGCTCGCCCGCGTCATCGAGATCGTCAACGAGGGGGCGTTGCCTATCAAGCGACGACACCACGAGACAATCAACCGGGTTATCAATAATCCGGCGATCTCAACCGACGCGAAGATCGAGGCGCTATGGCGCGCCGTCGATCAAATCGGCGCGCTCGCCGCGCCGCACTCCGCCTGCCGCTCGGGTTGCTCACATTGCTGCCATACGGCGGTTCTCCTGCCCCCGCAGGAGGCCGCGCTGATCGGTCGGCGTATCGGCGTCGAGCCGGCGAAGGTAACGGGCGTAACGCAGCGCGAGGACGTACGCGCCGGCTACGACAACCCCTGCCCGTTCCTGAGCGCCGGCGCGTGCTCGATATACGAGTCACGTCCGCTCGCGTGCCGCCAGCAATACAACATGGACGGCATCGACGCGCTGCTCTGCGAACTCGTCGGCGACGAGCCGACGAAGGTCCCGTACCTGAAACTCCTCGACTACCACACAGCGCTAGTCATGATGTGCATCAAGCGCTCGGGCGGCGGGAGAAAGATCGACCTGCCGAGCGTAGGCGATATCCGCGAGTTCTTTCCACACGGCAAATCCTGAGACAAGGGACCAACCAATGAAGGGGAAAAAGACTGCCGTGAAAACGGCGGCTCGGAAGCGTGCGCCCGCCCGCAAGGCACCCGCACGCAAAACCGCTACGCGCGAGACGGTTGTTAAACGCGTTATCACGAGGACGAAGGCAATGAAGCTACCGGAACTGAAGGCGCAACTCGCAGACCTCAACGCGAAGATTGAAGCCGCGCGCGCAGCCGAACTCGCCGAGGCTATCGCGGCGTGCCGGGAAATTATCGAGACGTACGACCTGACCGCGCATGACCTCGGGCTTATCAAAACGCAGGTTATCGGGCCGCGCCGTGGGCGTCCTCCTCGCGGTACGTTCGTGCCGAAGGCACCGCGAACGGTAAATCCGCCGCTCTATCGCGATCCGAAGTCGGGCGCGACGTGGACGGGCCGGGGACGCGCGCCGCAGTGGCTAGAGGGCGAGCGCGACGCTTACGTTATCCGTTAAGGAGCGGCCATGACGAAACGCTATATGCGCCCGGAAATTACGCCGGGCCTGCGCGACGCAATGAACCGGGTCGGCTCGGCTCTCGGGCAGACGTTCGAGGGGCGCGGCTACGCGCTGCTCGTTTTCGACTTCGGGCCGGGCGGCACGATGAACTGGATATCGAACGCCGACCGCCACGACGTTATCGCGACGCTACGCGAGTTCATCGCGGTAAGTGAGGGGAACGCGCACGACGCACCAGACGCGACGCAATGAGGCCCGTCCTGCGCCACGCCGAGCAGGTCACGCGGCTACTGCGCTCGATGCGCGAGGTCGAGCGCCAGGCGGCGCATAAGCGCCGGGGGGGCCCTTGAGATAGGATGGCGGAGTCAGGCCGGGCCCTGGGCGTTGTGGGCGCTGGCCGAATCTGCTCCCAGGAAACGCTTTGATGCCTTTCGCCCCGGTTGGAAACTGCGCGCCCATTGCCCTACGCCACCGGATATTTCTCATGTGCCCGTCAAGTCCAAGCGATGACAGGCTGCTCCAAGCGACTTGACGGATTCAATGTTGATCGTTGGAACCACGTATAAAATTAAGCGCCTCACCCGAGGCCATAATTCGTGGAATGAAGTTGTCCTTGGATATCCACAACTCATCACACATTGACCAAATCCATTCGACATATGGCGAAACCACAATTGCGACAATATCTTTTGCCCACGTTACATCGTAATTCGAGCCTCGCGGGTGCTCTTTAAACAACTCTACTAGCGACATTGACTGTTTCACTTTGCTGTATAAATCATCATTTCTCGCACGTATCGTCGCTGGATTTCCGATTTCGAAATCAAGCGGGCGTTCGGACGCACGACATTCGCAGACGAACAACCGATCCCCAACCCGAATGGCGACGTCCACCTCCCTGTTTTGGCCTCCCAATACAATCTCTTTGGATTCCAGCACCACTTCCAACCCTTTTTTTCTCGCTAATTCCGCAAACAGGAACTCAAATTCCGGACCTTTTTTGCTCTTCGGATCGTAATTGCGCAAACCAAAGAATAGATTTCTAAAAATCGTCACCCACGCCGAGAGATCATAAAAGAACCATTTTTGATACGGGACAATCACAAAACGCGGACCTAAAGACCAGAGGCCAACCGCACTCTGTTTTTCTGAGGTAAGTGTCAGAAAATCAAATATTAAATCGATTTCAGAATCAATCGCGCTTCCACAGAACTCCGAGTTTACGAGAGGATCCCTGCAAAACTCAAGCACCAATTCCTTCATTTGCTCAATGGTTAAGGATGAAAATATATAACCACGCTGCAATTTATGACACACATCATAAGCATTGGATCTATCAAGTGTCTCGTCGCGTCCTGAAAGGTCTGATCCGATGAGAATCGAAGATATCGCGCACGCGGCCAAGCAAAACTCTCGCAACCCAAAGCCGTGCTTCCTCTTGAATGATTTTTCTAAATATCTGTGAGCAACATAATACTCAGCTGCGTCCAACCAGCCGAGGACGTAATTGGGAACGAAATCTTCTTTAGATCGAAGGTCCCTGAACCGAACACCATCGATTTCGGATATCGTTTCTTGCGTCACATTACAAGAAAGACAGGGTACCGAAGTTCCTACCTTTGGTTCCGTATCACGAACGTATGTCCCCACGTTGGTCGCAAAACCATCAGTTGGTTCGTCAACGTCAATTCGTTTATCGTAACTTTCGATCAACCAATCCTGCTCGGGCGATCGTATTTCCTCTACCGACCCGCCAGACTCAGCTCTGATCGAAATACCCTTCCCACACGCGCGCAGTTTGGCTGATATATACCAATATTGATAAGCAAGCCCCTCGACGAAATACATACCAGCCAAATCTGATGGGCGGAAATCCGTCAATACCCACTGCGATGATTTCGATATTTTATGGATATAAAAGCTCGCGAAATCAGCATCGCGCATTTTCGCAAGCGATTTTACAAGAAATCCGCCTAAAATTTTCCTTGATGAAACATGCGTCGCTAATTGAGCATCGAGCAGGCCGCGTGCCACGCCAAACTTAAAAATTGCTTGCTCCGCTATTCCCCGAACCCATAAAAGCGTCATCGGACCGACGCTAATTCCCAGTTTCGGACTCAATCGTGGAGCCAGTCGCCTATAAAGATGTATCCAATAAAAGCAAGAATGTTTGGAAGTCGCCTTTCTGAATTCTCTCTCAATATCCTTCAATACGTTCAATAACGCTGCATGTGCTTCATCGGGGGGAAGTTCTCGCCCCGGAGCAAGGTGAGTACGCACCGAGTTAATTCGAATAGCAAGAGGCTTATTTATATAGTTATCCTCTATTAAATCCGAATATTTAACGTGTATATGACCAAATGGAAATATATGATAATCGGGCAGCAAAAACGAGCCCCCAGTACTCTCAGTGCTATTCATCTCTATTTCTCTGCTTATTGTCCAATTAAATTCAATGCAGACTTGCCCCGAGCCTTAATTCACTCCAATCGTTCCCGCGACCCGCGCGTCCTATACACGCGTTGCTCACTCCCCTTAAGGAAATCGCAGAAGTCAACATAGGGCGGACCGCAGTCCTCGGTCACATTCAACGAATGCGCAACCGCCTCTACTTGTACCATACCGTCGTCATTGGTATGCGAAACACTCGCCATCGACGCCCTCCCTTGCAGACGCGCGCGCGCACGTCCGTCGATATGCGCGTACGCGCTTCGATGCGTCAGCATCCGGCGCGCCTCTACGTGTTCGATATACTCGTCTACGGCGAGACCGATATCCGGCAGTTACCGCTAGTCGAGCGTAAGGAGATATTGCGGGCGAGCTTCGAGAATACCGGCCTACTCGTCTACGTCACCGGTATCGTTGCGGCGGGCGATTGGGTGTTCGAGCAGGTAAAGGCGCTCGACCTTGAGGGGATGGTCGGCAAGCGACTAGCCGCGCCGTATCAGGCGGGCCGGTCGAGAGAGTGGCTAAAAATCAAGTTCGCGGAATATAGCCGGCCAGCGGCGCTCGGCTTCGGGCGTACGCGTGAGTGACACTATCAGGTCTGAGGCTTCGATTCCCGCTCCGGTGCCTCATATTCGTCGTCGTAGTCGTTCACCCGACAATCGCACGCGCCGCATAGCCAGTGCCTCGGCACGTCGCCGTAGGCATCGTGAAACTCTAACGGACGCATAACTATCCGCCACGGCTTGCCGAGGAGAAGCACGACGGCGAAGGACTACGCGACGGTAACGCGCGACAAGCTAACGGCCCGCCTCGAACGCGATCCAGGTATCGACGGGCCTATCGACTAACGCCCTCTAGCTCTCGCTGCGCCGGCGTCGAAAGCGTACCGGTATGCCCGCCAATATCGCGTACGCTATCGCCGTCGCCTTCGATATAGATCAACGTACAACCGGTAAGCAGCAGGAACGAGAGCGCGATTACAACTCCGACCACCGCGAACGCGAGGAGGAGCGCGCCGCGCTTGAGAACGAGCCAGAGCACGGCGAGGAATTATTTTTTGTTGTGGGGTACGGGTACCGCTTCTGGCGCTACGGGCCAGTTGATACTCTGCGGAAAGCCCGCCTGCTGCGGTACGTCGCGCAGCGCCTGACGATAGGCGAGTACGGCGAAGTACTCCGCCTGACTAAGCGGCGGGGGCTTCACTTCGCTCTGTCGCGTAGTAACCCAATCGGTATCGAACAATAGCGCGTCGCGTTGCGAGCGTGCGCCTGCGGCAAGTTGTTCGTCAGTCGGCGGCGGCGGATCGAGTAGGACCGCGCCGCCCTGCTCATCGACGGACATTATTTTTCCCGCGCTCTGTCCGTCGAGCAATTCCCTGTGCGTTTCGTCGGTGATTTCCACGGCATCGGCGGGCACGCCTTCTACACCATGAATGTCGTGATCGTAAAAGCCGATAACAATGCGTTCGGCTTCAAGGTGCGCGAATTTTTGGCTCATTTGAATCACCGTCCTATGGCTATCCACCAATACCCGACTGCAATTCCGGCTCCCGCTGCATTGGCGAGCGATACAAAAATCGACGCGAGATTGTTAAATCCGGCTGTCGCAATATAGACCTGTGCACTATTGGAGGCGCCAGATGCCAAGACGGCCAAAGCCTGATTTGGAAACGCGATCGGCAAAGTAACGTTGGCTACACCGCCCGCAGGCGCAGAGCCGTTGCCGAATTGAAGAATCAGGCCACTTGGCAATTTCTGATAAGTGCCACCGGAACCCGCTAACATGAACTGCGCGGAATAGGGCAGCGAAGCGGAACCACCCACCACGCGCCACGCTCCCCCGTCACTTACAGCAATGAGATTATCCCCGCCCCCAAGGGGGACACTCGCATACGTTTGCCCGTTGAGCGCAAACTTATCCGATCCAGCGCAAGCGATTATTGCTGCGCCGACTACCGTGGGATTGTTTCCATTCTGGAACGCGAAAGCCGCCCCGGCCGGTATCGACGCTATAGGGGGTAACGTCACCGTCAGCGCCGCAGCGCCGCCAACGACGATAAGTTGCCCCGCCTGCGCTGCCGTCAGCGCTATCGAGCCATTTACTACCAACGTTTGAGCGCTGTAATTTCCCAGCGCCCTTTGCACAAAGGCCGTGCTTGCAAGTTTCGCAGTGTTATCGAACTGCGCCGGGGTATTGCCGAGCGATTGAGAATATTGAAGCGCTGCGGTACCGCCTACAATGTCCCATTCCTGAGTTCCGCGCGCCATGAGTTCGAGCGTGTCGCCCTTCTGCATAACGATGCTTGTTACCGCGCCCCCCAGGCCCGCCGTGATGAAATCGGAACTCTGACAGGCGATAGTCAATAGGCTGATCCCGCTGTTGGCGTTAAAAAACCTGATGCACTGTCCAAATCCGTTAGGTGAAGAATTGGACAAGGGAAGCGTCAGCGTCATCGCACCCGCTGCGAAACTCTGAATGGCTTGACCGAAATTCGCGGCAGTAAGCGTCGTATTTGCGTTATAGGCATTGAACCCGCTGAAGTTGCCGAGCGCGCGCTGTACAAAAGCCGTAGTAGCGTTCTTCGTGCTCACATCGAACTGCGGCGGCGTAACGCCAGAGTTCTGCGCGGCGTACTGCATCGCCGTCCAAAGCTGGTTAAACGCGGCCTTATTGAGTGTCTGCCCCGAACCCTTTATCGCGTTGACAATCTCCATCATCACGGAGTTCAGCCATTCCGCAGGGACGATAGTCGCCGGGAGATTCGAGGCCGGATTGCCATCGGTAAAGAAGCCAGCCGGACCGGGAGGCGTTGACGCAGGCTGCGAGGTTATCGCGCTTGAATTGTCGATCTGAAACATGATGCAAGCCCCCTACGAGTAGTGGAATTGCAGAACGGTGTGGGCGGGCGCGAGCGCTCGCATTTCGCACTCGAGGACCGCATTACCCCAGGTCGCGAGCGGATCGCCCGCCGCCGACTGCCCCGCCGCGAACTGCGTCACAGTGGTCTGAGGCGCGTTGATAGACCATGTAAAAAACCAGTCCTGCGTTCCGAGTTGCTGACCGCAGCGGCTTTGTCCCGCGCGAAACGGTGCGTAATTCGTAACCGTGATCTGGTAGCCGAGCGCGGCGGCGTATTCGATATAGAACGCGGCGTTTTGCCCGCCTGCGTTCGTCAGGCGCGCCACAACCTGCGCGCGCCGTTGCTGCGTTGACGGGTTCGAGCCCGTACACGGATCGGGTAGCCCGAGCGTTGCTTCCCACTCGGGGAGAAAGTCGGTAACAGTCCCCGGAAACGCCGCCTCTATCAACGTCAGCGCAGCGCCGTCCAATGCCTCGGCGGTCACGCAGAGCGCGTCGAGTACCGCCGCCTGCGTCGTATCGTCCTCGCGCGTCCATACGCGCCCGCGAGGCAGGAGCTTGCGCAGTACGCCGGCGTAGTCGGCGGCGCTATTACGAGGAGCGGCCATAGCGTTCTAGCTCCACGTAATCGCGCCGAGGACCGGTAGCGCTCCGGTCGGCAGTTGAATGTCCGTAGTCGGCGAGAGAATTACGAAGTCGTTCACGCCCGGCACGGACGAGACCGCACTCCATAGGTGCGAGAGAAGTACGACGCCGCCCGGTACGCCGTCCGCGAGGAGTTGAGCTTGAAGCGCTTGCGTAACCGCCGCCTGATACTGCACAGCGATACCCTTGATACTCATCGGGATCGCCTGCGAGGTCGGCGAGACAACGTAGACGAGTGCCGTTACCGGTTGCTGCGGGTAGATCGCATTCGCGACCGTCAACTGATCGCCCGTCGCATGGGTCCCGCGCGTCTCGCTGCTCGCGCAACCGTTCGAACCTTGAGGAAAGCCACCCTCGGCGGCGTTCGCCTCATCGAGCATGATGTAGACGACAACCGTCCCGGCTCCGTAGCCGTTCGGCGTGACCCACGCGCGCGTGACGCCCGGTACTTCGAGCGCCCATTCGACGTAATCGGACGCCGAGCCGCCCTGTGGCGGATTCCGGTACTCGTAGAGAACGCGCTCGCGGTAGTCGTCATCGCTCTCGATATCCGCGCCGCCTGTAAAGGCGGTCGCCGCCGTACCGCTTGAGTCGATACCGGGGACCGCGTTCGCGAGCGTAAAGGCCGTGCCGGCCTGACAATTCCCGTTCGCGCCGGTCAGGCCCTGCGGGTCGGGGTTCGCGCTTGCGGTAACGGTTACGGTCCCGTTGACTACCTGCGCGGCGCTTGTCGTGGTGTACGCAACGTTATCGCTACGCGTAACGGGCGTTCCGATTGGGAGCGAGGTCCCGTTCGTTCCGGTAAAGGTCAACTGGCCCGACGCCTGCGCGCACGGCTTTTTCGTAACGCCCTTGAGCGCACCCCAGCCCGCGAGATATTCCTCGGTAGCCGTAAAGGGCGTCGCCTGCAACGCGATCCAGTCGAGGTAGCCGTACAACATGCAGGCGAGGCCCGCATCGATATCGGCAATTACGCGAAGGTTCGAGAAACGCAGCAGCGCGTCTGCCCCCGGCAGTTCCGCGTTCAATTGCTGCGCGCTCGCGTTGCGCAATTGCGTAAGCGTCGGTCGCGAGAAAGGCATGATGGGGAGCGCTGCGCGTTAGCTCGTCCAGACTTGCGGGAACTTCATCGCGACGCGCGAGCCGTCCGCGCGATTCGCAATCACGGTCAGGTCGAGGCGGTTCGGATTGATCCACTGCGCGGAGATATCGAACGAGGCGACAACGCCGTCATCGATCATCCATTGCAGGGCTTCTTGCGCGTAGTCCTGCGCGCGCTGCGGTACGTCGAGCGGCCCTTTAACGCGACCGAGAAGCCAGAGGCGCGAGCCGATGGGATAGAGCGAATCGTCGCCCCACCAGCCGCGCCGGTCGCCGTCCGGGGTCGCGTCAGACGGCAACGCGAGACGGTCGGTAAAGAGCGAAATCAGTACGGCGGTCTGAAGGTCGTCGCCGGATTGCAGGGACGCGCCATCCATCGCCCAATCGCCGCGCATGTTCGGGATATCCCAAACGGTCGTAACGTCAGGCATTTTTCAGGGGGCGTCGGGTTCGTTGTCGGGCTCGTTGCTCGGGTCGTTTGCGGCGTCGCGTTGTAGCTGGTTAGGGACGTTCGTATTTATCGTGCTGCCGCCGCCCTGGACGTTCTGAACAGGGTGCGTGTGCGAGTTGTACGTCGCACGCATACCGGACATCGTTTTATTGCCGTGGTCCGATATCTCTTTCTGGCCGGTGATATTGCCGTCTACGTTGAGCACGCCGGTACAGTGAACAGTCGGCGAATCGAGCGTAATCGTGGGCGTATTGGTGAACTTCATAGGCAAGCCGCCGCCGTTGACCACGATTCCCGCCGCGCTCAGATAGACGGATTGCCCCTTGTTGTCGCTAATCGCGACCTCGCCCGAGGCGAGGCCCTTCATGCGGTACTGCTGGTTCCCGCAGGCAATGACGATGCCGTTAGAGCGCTTGCCGGCGAGGAATACCGCGACCGCATCGCTACCTGCGGGCGGGTTTGACTGGAACCCGTACTCCGCGAGGCGAGGCGTTTTATCGCGCGTCTCGTTCTCCGAGAGTTGCATCTGTACGAGCTGGACTACGCCCGAGTCATCGACGCGCGTTAGCCGTCCGCGCGAGAGCGAGCGGACAATGCTCCAGAAAAGCGAGTCCATAGCGCGTTACGGAGGCGGTACGAGCGCCGCCGCCACGTCGCGTGGCAGCGGCAGGTAGTTGATCGGCTCTGGCTTGAACGCCTCGGGAGGCATAAGAATCAGATCGCAGCCGGTCCCGTTCATATCGCGCCGGTACGTTACCTCGCCTATCGTAAACTTCTGCCCTTCGATCAGCTTTAGTTGCGGCATCCACAACGCGGCGAGCGTATTCGGCGTATAGAGTTGGCCCTCGCTATCGCGCCACGATGAGGTCGTAACGGTCACGATATTGCCGCGCCCTAAGCGACGGTTGCACTCCCATATCGCGTGCTGGTTCGAGACCGTAGCGCCGGCGTCGTTCGTCTCCGCGATGAACGCCTTTGGACGGTAGCGAGGCATAGTCGTATCGTTCACCGTGTACTCGATGAACTGCTGTACGCCCGCGTCCTGCATCGAGGCCGCTCCGACGAGATAGACCCGGTACACGCTAAAGCGCTGCGAGATATCGCGCAGATAGCCGGCGCGCTCGCAATTGACGCCAAGCGCAAAACCGCCCGCCGCCTCAAGCGTCGAGAGAGGCCCGATTACGAGGTCGCCGTCCGCGTCCTCATACGCGAGGAGTTGAGAGAGCTTGCAGACGGTATCAATTACGCTCCACGCCGAGTCGCCTACGTTGATGACGTATTGCGGGATGATGAGCCCGCCGTCTGCGGCCTTGACGTTGATTCCGAACGGCTGCGCGAGCGCGGTCGCAATCTGCGCGGCGCTCGCCCCGAGAAACTGGAACGAGGGGTACTGCGCCGAACAATCTACAAGGTCCTCGCACTTGCCGCGCCCCGAGATTGTCAGGACGTGGTAGTGCGCGTCGAAATGATCGTTTACGCGGTCTATGTAGCCGGTTATGACGGTATCGCCGCCAATCGAAAGTACGCAGGGGTCGCCCTCGTTCACCACTACGTCCGTCGCGCCCGGAAAGCGCTCCGTCATCGCGATATCGAAGTCAGCGGGAATGCGCTCCATGCCTCGCGTAACGCGTACCGAGGTCCAGCCGGAAACGGTCGCGCCGCCCACAGTCAGGCTCACGTCGTCGCTCATGGTAGGCTGGGCAGTCTGTCGCGGGCGGTCTGCTGCTACAGCAAACCCGTTCCGGCAATGGTCGAAAAGGCTAAAAATGATTGAAATTCAATACCTTGAAAGCACCGAAAACCTACGGAAGAACATCCACAACAGCCAGGGCTGGAGGCCAAAAGCTGGACAGACCGAAGAGATTGCTGCATGTCTTCGCCAGGGCCGACTGTTCTATGAGGCTGCCAGGCGCGCTCCACTAGAGATAAGACCGCTTGAACTCTATTACGGTACGGTTAGCTATGCCAAAGCACTCGTCCTTGCGACCAGTCGCAACCTCCGTCTGAGCGCACTCCCACGCTCACATGGAGTCAGCGATAGATCGCCACAAAATGCCCGGCTTAACGATCTGACTGCTTCAATCGAAGAGCGAGGTACATTCCAGGCGTTCAATGATTGCGTTCGAAACTTGAATTCCTTTAGGGCGCTGGCGCTAAGTCGCCACGAACGGACTTTCACATTTCCTTGTGCCGAGTCAACCGATATCAGCGGGATGACGCTCTCACTAAAGGATATCTTTGGTCGTCTACCCGGCCTTGAATCCCTCTACCGCGCAACATTCGACGAGCGCGAAAAGATTGATTTTGTTCAAATTGCTGACGAAGGCTATAGATGGACAGTTTGCGTTTCCATACCCTCATGGGAAATCGGTTTTGACAATCTCGTGGAGATGATACGAGTCGTACGAAATCGGATGCCATTTCTCGAAGGGTGGTTATTTTCCGAGGCAAGCAAGACCTCACTCATATTTGTTAATGCGCGGCGAACTGACGATGAACTTCTCCGTCGCAACATGATTCACGAATTTGAGTGGGGATTTCAAGCAGTTGCCCCACTTGCCGGAACCTATTTCACGGAAATTGAAACGTCACTAGGCCATCTCATGGCGTTGCCATCGCACCAAGTGGGCGCCATTTTCATGCAGCCTATAGATGGTCACTTCATCGCGTTTCAATCCCTTCAGTTCCTGGCCCTTCACCTATTGAGTAGCCTGGTCCGATACCTACCAGCGACGTGGATGCACTCGTTGTCCCGTTCGGCAAACAATGCGCGCGCTGCCGACGATGCAATGCTCGCCTTGATTGAAGCTTTCATGGAAGGCGTGCAAACATCGATACCGAAGTTCGTGGCTGAAGTCATCGCGCCCAGCTTTTCGATCTAGCGCAGAGCCGCACTAAACGTTACCGGCGCGAAGGCCGGGTTAACGGGATTGACCTGATGCACGAGCGCGTCGTACTGACCTACGTCCTGATAGAGCCGATACGCCATAACGAGGAGCGGCATCGACCCTGCGGTAAAGACCGGCTGCAATGTCGCGAGGGTATCGCCTCGCTTTACAAGGTCCTTTACGACCGCCGTCTGCAACGTCTGAAGCGCCTGATAGGTCGCATCGCTCCCGCTATCCGAGGCGGCTACGATTTCCGTATCGAGCGCCTGGCTAACCGTTGAGCGCAAGGTCTGCGCGTCATCGTACGAGGAGAGCGCGTAGCCGGCGGTCGTATCGCCGAGCGCAATCACGGCGCTCTGCCGGTAGAGCGCCGTACTGATCGCGTTCGCGCTCGTCAGGTTCGCGCTCGCGCGTTGCTGCGGAACCGTTGCCTGCTGCAACGCAATGAGCGATTGAACGGCCTGATGCGGGTCGGGGTTCGCGCTCTGGACAGCTCCGACAAGCGCCTGCGCGGCGCTTGCCATCGCCGGATAGTTCGCGACCGCCGCCGCGCTCGTTAGCGCCGAGCCGGCCTGCGCCGCCGCCTCGTGGGCTTGCGCGACCCGCCCGTATAGCTGCTCCATCGTCGTGTACGGGTTCTTTACGCCCGCCGTGAACTCTCCGACGTAGCGCCCGAACTGGCCCGGCAACGTCGCGACCATCGAAACAAGGTTCGTTGCGCGCGTCACGATCGATAGCGCCTCATTGACGAATCCCTGCGCGGTGCGTTCGAGTTCGCCGACCAAAGGCGGAACCGTCAGATAGGACGATATCTGCGTCATAAAGTCCTGCGCCGATGCGGCGAACGCGGCGAGCGCCGATAGACCCGTCTGCGCCCGCGTCGCAATCGCGAGCGTCGGGAACTGCTGCTGCCCCGCCGTGATGAACGTAAAGCGGACCTCGAACGCGCGCCCATGCTCGGCGCTCTCCTCGCACTCGAAGTCGAGGAGCGAGACGGTCAGCCGCCCGAGTGACGGGTGAACGAGTTCGCCGTCGCCCTTGTCCTCCGTCTCGCACGCCTGAATCATTGCGGTGCGTTGCGAGATAACATCGCCGCCGCCGTACGCGGCATCCTGAACGAGAAAGCCCGTTAGCGAGATACGCCGGCCCGCGCGCCCCAGGTCCTCGACCCAGACGTCATCGCGGAACGGGTACTCGTGGAGCGCAACGCGCCGGCCTACCTTGACCGTACCGCCGCGCGTCGCGAACGGAACGCCACGCCACGACGCGCGCTGAAGCGCGCCGAAGTACGGCGCTGGTGAGAGCGAGATAGCCATCGCGTTACGCCGCCTCGGGTTGCATCGAGCGTTCGATCTTCAGGCCCGAGGGCGTCTGCGTCCTGATCGTTGCCTGCCCGTTGCTCGCGACGTGAAACGAGTTCGAGATGTTCACGACTGGCGCGGGCACGACCGTAGGCGGTGCGGCAGGCCCGAGGAGCGGTGGCATTGCGGCCATCGGCTGCGGCCCGAGCCCCATCGCGGCGAGGACCTTCGGGGCGTACATCTGCGTCTCGTGCGGCGCGGCTCCATATCCCCTGCGTTCGAGATTGCCTTCGCCCCAGTTGTACGCGGTATAGGTGGCCGCAAGATTGCCGTGGTAGCGCTTAAAGAGCCCGCCGAGCTTTTTCGCCGCCGCCGCTGCCGCCTGCGACGGGTCGAGCGGATTAATGCCGTACTCGCGCGCGGTCGCCGGCATGAATTGAAACAGGCCCATTGCGCCTTTCCGGCTGATCGCTCCCGCGTTGCCTTGCGACTCGACCTGCGCGACCGCAGCGAGCGAACCCGCGGGCAGGCCGCTCTTCTTTTCGAGGCCGGCGAAGTCGAGTTTCTTCGCCCACTCCGCGACGGTCGCGTTAATACCTCCGCCCGCAGGCGCGCCGGCAGCAACGGGCGCGCCCGCCGCCTGAGGCGCGGCGGCGCCAGCGGTCACGCTCGTTGCGGCGGCAACGGCGGCGGAAGCAGCCGCGCTCGCAGCAGCGGCAGCGGCGGCGGGAGTTGCGGCAGCGGCGGCAGTCGCGGCGGCTGCGGGGGCCGCCGTATCAGCCCCAGGAGCCGGCGCGGTGGGTCCGTTGATACCGAGCCAGTCGCCGATCTTCCCGAACCTGCCTACGCGCTTCTCCGGCTCTCCAAATGCGGGCGCGACGTTCTTCGGTACGCTATCGCTGATCTCACGAAAGTGCTTGACGACCTCGTACGCGAGGAACCCAATCGCGGCGAGCGCCGCGATGATCGGGTTCGCCCACGCGACGGTGCTCAACGTTGTAACCGCCGTCGTAATCGCGCCGATGCTACCGAGCACGCTCGCGAGAAAGGTCCCGGCCATGTAGACCGCGAGGCCCGTCGCTATGGTCTTGAACCCGCCGAGCGCGTCAATCGCCTTCCCGACCTCGCGCGAGAACGCAATAAAGCCCTTGATGCCGTCGCCGACCTGCTTGAGAAAGGTCGGCCAGTCGATATCCTTCACGATCTCGGAGATTGCATCCGCAACGTTCTGAACCATAGCCGCGACGTTCTGCGAGATGAGGTCACGGTTCGCGACAAACCACTCTGTCATGCGGTCGATAATCGGCCCGAGGACCGGCGCGAGCTTGTCGCTTATCGACGCCTTGAGGCCATCGATAGCGAGACCGATCCGCAGAATCGAATAATTGAACGCCTGCGCGCGCGCTGCTATATCCGGCGTAAAGGGGCCTCGCAGGCGAGCGGCTTCGGCCTCGTAGCGCTCAAGCGCCGCGCGCCCTTGCGAGAGGATCGGCAGGAGTTGTTCTACGCCGAGATTGCGCGCGAGGTTGCGCGCTGCTGCCGGGTCGCGCTTCGAGATACGCTGGAAAACGTCCGCGAGGTCTCCCATCACGGCGCGCGTATCTATCGTTCCCTCTCTCGTCTGCTTGAGCTTGACGCCGAGCGCGGTTAGCGTCGCGAACGCAGCCTGATTGCGGCCCCAGCGCGCGTCCTGCAACGTATCCTGCAACTGCTGGAAGCCCTGCGTCATCGACTCCGACGAAACGCCCATCAGGTTCGCCGCGCCGCGCATCTGCGTTAGCTGCCCCGCCGTAATACCGAGGAGGCGCGAGGTCCGCTCGGTCTCCGCGCCGATGCGCTCCCACTGCGTAACCATCTCCGTCAAGCCCGCGACAGTACCGCCGCCGATGATCGCAAGGAGCGGCGCGCCCATCTTGAGGACGCTTGTCGCCGCCTTCTCGGCGTTCTTCGCAACGCTGCCGAGGTCCTTTGCTACCTTGTCGAGCCCCGACGCCTTCGCGAATTGCCCCGCGCTTTTCGCGAGGCGTTGATACGGTGCCGTCATCTTCGCGATATTGCGGTTCACGCGGTTAATCGTCGCTGTCGCCTTGTCTACCGCCGTGATAGTGAAGTCGATAGTCTTAGCGGCCACGATCTAGCTCCGGTGCGCCTGCAAGTTCCCGATACGTTGCGCCTGCGAGTGCCACTCGCGTAGCTCCGTCCAGGTGAGCGCGCCCGCGTCGCGCGGCCCCCAATGGAAGAACCATGTCACGTCGGCGATTACGTCGCGAAGGTTCGGCGGGACTACTCGAAAAAAGCGGAAAGGTACTTGTTGCAGGCGTTAAAGTCGCGCGCGCCCATCTTGCCGACGAGCGACACGTCAATACCGGCCATTACGGAGATCAGGTTCTTCATTGCGCGTACCGCGCCGAACTTCTTTTCGTCGTCCGTCACCTTCGCGATTTCATCGACGGTCGGCTCGCGCAATTCGATTTCCGTTACGCCGCCTTCGAGCGGCGAGAGAAGGGTTATTTTTTCTGTCATTGCCGCGTCTCCTTACTGCTCCGTTACCGAGCCGCTAAAGCCCTCGAACTTGACTTCGAAGGTAGCCTCCGGGGTCTTGACCTCCTGCGCCTCGACGGTCCACATATTGCGGCCCACGACGGTCTTACCGTTCGCTAGTTCGCACGTCACAGTGCAATTGGTCATCGCGTTGAAGTCGGCGACGGTAAGCGAGCCCGCGTCGCGAAAGCTCCCCGAGATAAACGGCGCGCGCGGCTTCTCGGCGTAGCCGTGGACCGTATCCTGACCAATCAACGATTCACGCTCGACCGTACCGGGCGAATACGTCAACTCGCCGGCAAGCATGTAGCTCTGCCCGTTGACGGCGATGTACGCAATACCGGCGAGCCGGTTGGTGTTGTCCGCCATTTCACACCTCCATTTAGGATGCGGTCAGGCGGAACTGCGCGAGCAGCGCGAATATCCGCAACTGGTCAATGAGGATGCCGGGCCAGAGAACGTCTACGCGGTTCGGGTTCGTCGCGTTGCGCTCGACAATCAGTTCCTTCGCGAATACAGAGCTGTCCTGTACGAGCCCGTTGTATTCGTCCTCCTGATAGGCCGCGATAAGGTCGGCGCGGATGATGTTCGGCGTAACGATGTTCGAGCCCGCCGCGAAGCGCGTCCCGTCATCGGCGAGCTTGACGCGCCCGTACCGGCTCGTAACAACCGAGGCGAGATGACGTAGAAGCGCCGCGAGCGTATAGAGCGTTTCGACTTCGAGATAACTGTCGTCAGGCTGGCCGTACGCATTCTTCTGGTACGTCGTGATCAGGTTTTCAATCGCGACCGTTCCGTCATCGGCAACCGTAAAAGTCGCGATGCCGTCATAGAGGAGCGAGTTCCGCTCGGAGAGCGTGAAGCGCGATTGCACCGGAGGCGGCAGGACGCCAATGAGCGGCAGCGTCTGTACGGGCGTCGCCGGGTCTGCGCGAAGGCTGACCGCGCACGCGCCGGCGAGCGACGCGGCCCAGAGATACGCGGGCGTCGGGCTATCGTTAAAACCCATGATCGACGCGTGCGGATCGTTGCGCGCCGTACCAATCGCAACGAGCCCGCCGAGCGTCCCCGCTGCCGCCGCGAATACATGACCGTAAAGCATCTGCTGCCACGACCAGCGCCCGTTGATGTCGTCCATAAAATTCTTGAGCGCATCAAGCGAGATCGGATCGCTATACGGGCAGACGATGTAGTCGTACGTCTGGTCGCCGAGCGCGTCGAGCGCGGCGGTCAGGTCGGGTGCAGTCGCGCCGCCCGTCATCGGCGCAATTGTGACCTTGAGGCCGGGTGGCAATACTTCGCCGGCGGGCGTCCCGTAGTAGTTCAGGCGCAGGTCGATTCCGTTCCCGCAGGGGCCCTTGTTGAGCGCCGTCAGCGTCACGATGCCCGCCGCCGCCGCCGCCGAGACCGGCAGGCCCGGCGTCGCGGCAATGGTCGCCGCGAGCGCCGTCGCAATCTGCGCAACGGTCTGCGTCGGCGCTACCGGCTGCGCGATCCGTACGCCTGCGATATAGAGGTACAACGTCCCGGCTGCGGTCGGCGCGGTGGTGATACTGACGCTCCCCGAGGCGGCGGTCGCCGTGGGACTGTCCGCGAGCGGTACGTACCATAGCTCGCCGAACGAGTCGTTACGCTGATACGCCTCGACCATCGCCGCGAGCATCGAGCCCTGCCCGCCCGCCGCTATCGCGTCCGATTGGCCCTGCGTAATCGCCGGGACGTTCGGCGTCGCGGTCCCCTGCGACGTCATCTGCGCGAGGATGAGCGCCCGCGAAGTCGTCTGCCCGGTATTCGCCTGGCTGTTATCGACCTCCGCGTAAAAGAGCGGCACACGGATATTCGCCGGAATCTGCTTGAACGGGATCATTGCTGGCCTCCGTCAGTCGAGCGCTTCGTATGCGAGGCTTTCGCCGCGCCGTGGTCGTGCGCGGACACCTCTGCGGCCTGCGAGGAGCCTGTAGGAACCGATGGCGGCGACTCGTCGGTGGCGAGGTCGCCGTCGCGGATTCGGCGACGCCAGAAGGAGGTATCGGGAACCTCGCGCGGTTCGGTAACGAGGTCGTGCAGATCGGGGTCGCGCACGACGCGGCCCGCAACCGGGCGGATGCGTAGCGTTTGCATGGCGATGGGTCCTTACGGCTTTTTGCGGGCCGGTGGGTCTTGCAGGTTTTGAAAAACGAGCGTTCCTTCGTCGCGTCCGTCCGGTCCCTGTGCTCGAGGGGCGGGCGTAACGGCATCAGGAAAAGGAGGACTCGGGTATGTGCCCGAGGGGTCGGCGGGCTGGATCGTGTCGGCGTGAATGTTGAGTTGGTCGAGCGGCGTAATACCGACCGGCTCGACGGGCCACGTCCCCGGTGCGGGCGCGTCCGCTGTCGGGTCGAACGCTTCGAAGAACTCGCAACGGATCGCGGCGGCAATGCCCGCGAGGTGACGCGAGCCCTCCGCGCGAATCTCTAGCGCGCTCTCGACCGTCTCGAACTGCTGAACGATTCCGACAAGCGAGTAATTGGTGAACAACGCCTGCTCGACGCCATACCACAGCGCCTCTATAGCGTCCTGCGCCTCTGCCCCGCTCGACGCTTCAATCGTTGCCTTGATTTCGAGCGTGCAAGTCGTTGTGAACTCCGCCATTCCGCGCGTCGCCGACGCCTTCGCCTCGTGCGAGGTTCGGACAACTACGACCGGCAAAATTGCGGCAGGTACGGACCAATCACCCGGAGACTGGATCGTGACCGGCGTACCGCGATCCGTTAGCGCCGCAGCGTTGAGCGCGCCGATAGCTGCGAGGCGCAATTGCCTGCGTCCCGCCATCGGCAGGACGGACGGAATCGTGCTCACGGCGGGGGACGAACGTCAGGCGGCGAGGTTGAGCAGGAGCAGACACCAGCCGTGGCCGTCGATACGAACCTCGCGGATAACGTAGGTGGTATCGGCGAGCGGCGCGCCGGGTGCGGCGGGAACGAACAAGGTATCGCCCTGCTGTGCGGTAACGGGTAGCTGCGAGACGCGGAAGCCGTAACAGGGGCGCTTCGTCGTAACGGGAATGCCGTCCATTACGTCGATATCGTTTACGGCCTCATCGAACACGCCGTTTAGCGCCGCCGTAGTCGTACCGTCAGCGGTGCTATACGTCGCGCTCTGCCCGAAGATGCCCTCGACCGGAGCGAGCAGGAGCGGGTCCCAATCAATCACTTGGCACCCTTGCCGCCGTGGCCGGCGCTACCCTTGTCTGCCTTCTCGTCGCCCTTGTCTGCGCTGCCCTTCTCGATAGCCGCGAGATTCGCGTCGCGCGCCTCCGCGCCGGCAGCGGCGGACGCGAGCGAGGTCCCCTGAAAAAGAACCTCCGGCCGTGTGCAGATAAAGAGCGGATAGGAGTACGCCTCCATCTTCCACCACATGCGGCGCAGTAGATCGAAGATCGGGAGAACGTAGACCGGACGGCCCGGCGTATTGACCCAATCGACCGTTTCGCCGGGGGCCATTGCCTCGCGGAAAACGCCAGGCGCGCCGACCGGGAAAAACTGGACGTTGTTGTCGGGGACCTTGATAGTCGTGTTGTCGTCCGAGCCGCGATAGTTAAACCACGTAATACCCGCAAAATCGAACGCCTCGAACGCCGCGCCCTGCGAGTTGTCGCGAAGCGCGCGCGCGTCGCTCCAGTTGACGAACGTACGAATCACGTCGGGGTGATTGACGAACTCGTCATAGAACGCGTCGCCGCAAAGCCCATAGACGCGGGTCGTCGCCGTGAACGCGCCCTGCGCCTTGCGCGCCATCGAGCGTACAAGCTGATTGCAGATCGGGCGTAGCGTATTCGGCGTTCCCGCCGCGAGATTGAACGGAATGACGGCGGGCTGCGCGATACCGAACTGCGTGAACCAGTTGTAGTAGACGCTGCCGTCCTTCGGGTTGAGGACAAGCCCCTGCAACGCCGCGAGGCGCAGATATTCCTTCGTGTACTCGACGCTCGCAAGGAGACCAGTCGGGCCCGAGAGACGCCGCGCGACTTCGGCCTCGACCTGCATCAGTACGGATTCCGTACCGAACTCGCGGATGCCCTCGACCTCCTCTGCGTAGACCGTATCGTCGTGCATGAGACGCGGCACGTCGAAGTAGCGCATCTGGCGCTTCTCGGTCGTACGTTGCGTGCCCTCCGCGCCGCGCTCGGAGAACGGGATGAGGACGAGCTTGCCTTGCCGTTGCTCGACCGCGAGCGCCTTCGTGCGGATCGGGTTCGGTTCGAATACGTTCAGAGCGCCAAGCCCGACCGGCTGGAACGGGTTGCGCTGCACGGCATCGGTAAGCGCGATGGCCGTGAACGGGTCCTGATGGAATACGTCGAGAATTTCGCCAGCCATGATCGGGCTCCCCGAAAAAGAGAAAGGCCGCGCCGGTATCAACCGGAGCGGCCTTCGTAGATTGCGAGCGGTGGGAACTTAAACGGGTCGTTGCAGGGACAACAAGCGCGCAACTAGCGCAGGATGACGCCGACCGCCGCGAGTTGCTGGGTTGCGGTCGTAATCTGCGCCGGCGTAATACCTGTCGGCCAGACAAGCTCGGAGGCGTTGACCTCGGCGTTACGGTCGATAACCGTCCCCTGCCGGTCGCCCGCTGTTGCGTCGCGCGTCCCGAAAAGGATCGCCGCCGCCGTCTGCGAGCCATCGGCGGCGGCGGGGTTGAGCGGCGCGAACGAGCCCGAGGCAGTGACCTTGCCGAGTACGGTTCCGGCGGGGACGAGTACGCCGCCCGTAATCGTTACCTGATCGCGCGACTGGTGGCCGTTAGCCTCGCTAACGATAAAACCGCCGTCGTGCCATTGCTCGTAGAGCGGCGGGACAGTAGGAGCGCTCATAGTCGAATCTCCGTGAGGTAGAAAAGGGAATCAGGCGCGGCGCGCCCGCTGCGGGTTGACCTGAGCGAACGCCCGGTCCCAGCTCGTCGCGATTGCGTGCTGCCGGTTCTGTTCGAGATGACCACCGGGACCGATGCTCGGGTTGCGCGCGGCGCGGTTCGTAGTCGCCGCTGCCGGCGCGGGCGCGGCTTCGAGCATGGCGATAGCTTCGCTACGCGGCAGGCGGGTCTTAAAGGCGACTTGCGCGGCGAGGACCGGGTTACGCGCGGCGGCGCGCGTCGCGAAGATCGCGGCGCACCGGGCCTGCTCGCGGCGACGTGCGGCGGCTGCGGGTGACGAGCCGCGCATTTCCTTGTCGCTATCGTCCTCGTCCTCCGCCTCCTCGTCCTCGCCGGTATCCTCAGCGCGGGCGCGCTTCGCCTTCTTGCCGCGCTTACCCTTGCCGCTATCGTCATCGGGGTCGGTATCCTCGTCGCCGTCCTCGTTTTCGTCCTCGTCCTGCGCGCCATCGTCGCCTTCGTTCTCGTCATCCTCGGCGGCGCGCGCCTTCGCCTTTTTCCCCTTGCGAGAGCCCGTATTGTTGTCCTCGCGGTCACGCTCGCCGGGGTCCTTGTCCTCGTCCTCGGCGCGCGCGTCCTTGTCCTTGTCGTCATCCTCTTTCTTGTCGTCATCCTCTTTCTTGTCGTAATCCTCGGCGCGGGCGCGCGCGCCCATATTCGCGAGGTGCGCAAACGAGAGCGCGCGTTGCATGCCGAGTTGTACGCCTTTCATTGCGATGCCCATAGCTAACCTCCTGCCGGTTCCTGAAGCGTTGACCAGAGCGCGTAAAGCGCCTCATCGGGGGACTGCACAGCGTCAGCGAAGCCCGCCTCGACGCCCGCCGAACCGAGAAACGTCCCGGCCTGGGTTGCGCGGACCTTCGCAGCCGGGAGGCCGCGATTGCGCGCGACCGTCGCGATAAAGAGATCGGCGACGCTATCAACGTCAGCCTGTATGCGCTCGCGCGCTCCGTCGGCGAGCGGTTCGAATTCGTTCCCGTCTGCCTTGCGCGCGCCCGACGTAATGAGCGTGACCGTTATTCCCGCGTCCGCGAGCGCCTTCGAAAAATCGACGTGCGCAACAATGACGCCGACGCTACCCGTCCCGCCCGTACGCGGAACCGTTATGACGTCGCACGCCGAGGCGAGCGCGTAGGCGGCGGAGAACGCGCACTCGCTCAGGATCGCCCATAGCGGCTTGGTCCCTCGCGCCGCGTAGATCGCGTCGGCGAGATCGAAGCAGCCCGCGACCTCGCCGCCGCAACTATCAACGTCGAGGACAATCGCGCGCACCGCGCTATCTTCGAGCGCCATCGAGAGGTTCGCGCGGATACCGTCATAGCCGGTCATCCCGGAGTACGGGCGCAACGTCCCGAGCTTCGCGACAAGCGTCCCGTGTACGGGGATTACCGCGATACCCTCTACGACCTCGTAGGGCCGCTCCTGCGCGGGCTCCGTACCGCCGATAGCGTCGGTATCGGCGAGCATCACTACGTCGCCGTTCGCGCGAAAGAGCCGCGCGAGCCCGAAGCGGTCGGCGATAGCCGCCATCACGATTTCGATCTTGCCAGGCGTTATCGCGAGCGGAACGTTAAAGAGCCGCTGCGCGAGGTGTGGATAGTCGGGCGTCATAGTTCGGGCGATTGCTGCTTTCGCTGCTGGTAAACTCGCTGGGCCGCCACTTATCCCCGGATCGGCAGACCAAGCAAAAGGACATAGAGAATGAAGCTCGATGGTTGGCAGATTCCGTTACTGGCAATTGGTACCGTGTTTATCGCCGGGGCACTCACGATGTTTCCGGCAAACAGCCAAGGTGCTGCAACGGTAGCGGCTTGGGTACAGGCGTTCGGGTCTATCGGTGCAATCTTGATTGCGATTTGGGTACTGCATGCCCAGCAGAAACAGGCGCGCGCGGACGATCACGGGGAAACACGCGCGTTCGTGCAGTCCGTTCGCCAGGAGATTGATGCGTTATGGACTGGCTACGATTCGAGTATTCGCCCGTTACTGCTAGGAGTGCCTGAAAATGGAATCTTCGGTTCGTTGGTTCCGGTAACTACAGAAGCTTTTACCGTCTATAACAACTCGTCCGCACGAGTTGGCAAGATTGATGATGATGAACTTCGACGGTTGATCGTAATTACTTACGCACGCGCGAAGGGCTACATAAATTCGCTGCAAACAAACAATGCGCTGCTCGGTGACTTGACCAACTTCGAAATCGTATATCGAGCCCCCGACCGTGATGAAAGGTTGCGGCAAAAGGTGACGATCCTTGCGCATTATGCAGTGCAATTGAAAGAGAAAGATGCCGAGTTAGCGCAGCATGTACACCAACTAATCGAACACGCCGACAGGTGGCTATTGTAAAAACCGGTATATCTATAATGCTCACTGCGGTTGGGGCGTTTCGGTCACTTTCGCGGCCTCGGCGGCGGCAACGTCGCCGGCCCAATCGGGCGGCGTGAGCCCGAGTTCGTGCATCAGGCGGATTTCGTTCGCGCGCTGGTGCAATACCTCCTCGTAGTCGAGCCCCTGTTCGGCGCATTCGCGCTTGAGCGTCGAGATTGCGGCGTCCATACCCATGACCGCGCCGGCCTTTTCCTTCGTCGGGTCGATCCAGCCGCGAGCGACGCCCATCCACGAGCAGCGCGCGTACGCCGAGCGTGCCTCGGCGAAGGGCGGCGCGCCATCGGGTAGCGGAAGCTCGCCACGGTCCATTGCTTCCCAGAGCCACGAGGCGTAGAACGGCGACGCGAAGTTAAGGCAGAACTCGTCGCGCCGACGCTGAAGCGTTTTCCACGCTTCGAGGAGCGCGGCGCGCGCGCTCGAATAGTTCGTTTTGCTCCAGTCCTGCGTAACCTGCTCGGCGGAGAGCCCGAGCGTCGCGGCGAATACGCGCTGCATCTCGTGCGTGAACATCTCGAAGTTGCTATGCGGGTGCGTAGCCGAGACGTTTTCGAGCGATTCGCCCGGCGCGAGCGTCGGAATACGCGCGCCGTTGAGATACGCCGGGCGCTCGTTGGCCCATTGCGCGCGCAACGATTGATAGAGCGGAAGTTCCTCGCCGTCGCCCGCGCCGAGCGCATCCTGTACGAGCGCCGGGTCGTACGGGCTCGTGACGTACGTCCCGAAGATCGACCCGATAGCCGCCGCCTGCAACTCGACCTCGTAGTACCGCGCGAGCATCTTCGCGTGCGCGAGAACTGGCGTGAATACGCCAATTCCGCGATGCTGCCCGGCGCGGTCGCGGTCGAAGTCGTGAAGAACGCGTTGCCAGCCGTCCTCGTCGTAGCGCTCGATGCGCTCCCACGTATTCGCCTCGATAGCGAGATACCAATCGTTCGGTTCAGCCTTGCGAACGTGGTACGCGACTGGCGCGCCGTTGTCGTCTATCTCGACGCCGCCGCGCATGTTCGCCGAATCGATCATCTGATACGGGTTGCAGAGCCGGTCGGGGTCTACGAGGAGGAGCGCGGTCGCGTAGTCCGCGCCGGCGTAGCCGACCTGACCGGGGAGCCAGTAGACGAGCCCGAGGCCGTCGCCGTCGATGAGCTTGTGGCGCATCGCAAGCCGGAACTGTTGTCCGAGCGTTAGCTGTCGCGCGACGTCATTAAAGCGCCCCGCGTTCTCCGCGTAGCCGCGCCATAGCGCCTCGGCGGTACGGCGGAATTCGTCGGCCCAATTGGCATCAAAGGCCGTGATACCGAAGCGCAACGCGAGCGCGCGGTAATCGGGGTTCGCGCAGAGTTGGAGGTTCGTCCCGATTGTGTTGTCGAGAATCCGGTTTACCGCGCCGTTGATCCACCCGTCATTGCGCGAGAGGTCTCGCGAGCGCGCGACCATGCGGTCGCGGTACAGGTTGATTTCGGAATCGGGCGAGCGTATCCACGGAAGCCAGTTTCCGAACTGCTGCGAGAACCAGTTCGCGGCGTCGTACGGGAACTGATACGGCGCAAGCCCGAGGGGCGCGCCCGAAGGCCATCCGGGACCGCCCTCGCCCTGCGCGCGTAGTCCTCGACCGCGATCCGGGACGAGCGCGCGCTCGCCCTCTAGCGGCTTGCCGCTCTCGTCAACAATGAGGCCCATGATCGGAAGCTCAGAAGAACGGGGCGATAGGCGGGCGGCGGTTGCAGTTGCAACCAGTGAGCGCGGCGATCTGCTTTTGAACGAGCATGATCGCTTGCGTAAGGTCCGCGATATTCGCGCGCGTATAGGTAATCGAGCGGCTACCGTCTGCCTGCGTATAGGACGCCCCCTCGGGCTTCGTTCCGGTCATCAGCGTGAGGTACGCCGCCTGCATCTGCACGAGCTGGGCTTGTAACGCCTGAAGCGAGACGCCATCGAGGACGCTTGTATATCCACAGGTAGGCATGATCTAGGCCAGTCGGTTGACGAACGAACGGGGCCCTGCGGGGCGTACTGCCTGGACAAGCTCCGCGCCTGGAAGGTCTGGTGGTGCCGGGTTGACGAGCGGCGCGCTTACCGCCTCCGCTCGCCGGTTGAGTTGCAAGCCGAAATGAAGGAGCCCGCAGAGCGCGCCGTACGCGTAGACGCGACAATCGAGCGCTTCGTTAGCGCGTCCGCGTGGAAGCTCCCATACGCGGTAGCGCTTGCCGCTTGATTCCTTGACTACGATTCGCTCGGCGGTCAGTTGCGCGTAGTAGCCGATATCGCGGTCTGCCGGGAAGTGCATATATCCCGCGCCCGGCGCGTCGATCAAAAGCCGCTGCCGTATCGTGTCCTTCGCCGCGTTGACGCCGAGAATGATCGGGCGGTACGTTTTCTTCGTGCGCGAGGTCGGGCGCTTCGCCGGCCATACCGGGTTGCGCTCGCCGCCGCGCGCGCTCTCGCCCTTGATGGCCCAGATACGCCGGCCTATGCGCGCCTTCGAGAACTCGTAGACCGCCTGCGTATGGTGGCCGCCTGAGTCGATACAAGCTGCCGCGACCTCGAAGGGACGCCCGTCCGCGCGCGTCCATATCTGCCGTAGCCACGCGTCGAGTTGCGCCTGTGTACTCGCGTCGGAAAACTCGCCGTCAATGACGTGATACGCAACGGACCACGATTCCTCGTTGCGCCCCCACCCGACGAGTTCGCACTCGACGCGGTAATCCTGAACGTCGATACCGACCGTAAGGACCGCGACGCCATCGGGGATAGCTGCGGCCCAAATCTCGCCGCGCGCCGCGAGAACTTCGTTCTGGACGCGCCGCCCGGTATGCGCGCGGTACGGCAAGCCCATCTGCGTGTTCCACCACGCCTGTAGCTTCTCCTCGTCGCCTTGCGAGGCGATCCACTTCTCCGCTATCGCGGGAGGACGGTCGCGCGTCCACGGCGAGTAGAGCTTCGAAGCCTGAAAGCCGGCGTGCCGGTTATCGACGCGCCACGCCCCGCAAGCGGGGCACTTCGCGCGATAGACGGCGTAGCGATGGCTCTGCGCGTCCTCCCACCAGTCCCAGACCGTCGCGAGCGCGGCCTCGCCGTCCTGCTCGCGCCATGCGCGCTCGTAGTCCTCAAGCGGTACGCGGCGAACGCCGCAGCATTCGAAAGGCTTCGTCTGGTGCCAGCGCGCGGTCTGCAACGCCTTGAGGCGATCCGCCTCCGACCACGCCGCTCCGCACGACTCGCAGCACAGGCGCGCCGTCTCCGTGTCGTGCGCCTTCGTTGTCCCGTCCTCGTCGCTCGTTTTCGTCCACTCGACGTGTTTAAAGAACTCGGGGAACAGGCGGTGCCCGCAGTGCGGGCAGACTATCGACGCGCGGCGCTGGTCGCTCGCCTCGTAGCTGTCCTCTACGCGGCTCTCCTCGGAGACCGTAGGAGAGCAGGCGCGTACGCTCAACCACCGCGAGAAGGTCGCCGTACGTTCCTCGGCGAGCGTAATCGGATCGCCCTCGCGCGTGACGGGGTACTTGTCGATCTCGTCGGCGAGGACGATACGAACCGGACGCCGCGCGAGGTTGTCGGGACTACCCGCGCCGGCGAGCGCGATAAAGCCACCGGGGTACGCCTTGTAGAGCAGCGTATCGTCGGCGTTGCGCGTTCGCGCCGGCCCGAGGAGGTCGCGCAGGACCGGGGTCGCGCGAATCATCGGCGTTAGCCGCTCCTTGGAGAACTGCTCGGCGGCGTCCTCCTTTGGTTGCAGGAGCAACATCGGGCAGGGGTCGAGGTGCGCCTGATACCCGAAGATGTTCTCCATCAGCGCGGTCTTTAACAATTGCGTACAGACCATCGCCGTAATCGTGTGTACGCCCGGCTCGGTTACGGCGAGCATCGGCCCGCGCGCGATCTCGACCGTCGCCGTACGCCACTGCCCCGTAAGACTCCCTGCGGCCCGCGCGAGCTTGCGGTAGCGGTCTGCCCAATCCGGCAACGAGAGACGCGGCGGCGGCGTCAAGCCGCGCCGGTACGCCTCGATGAGTGGTTCACGATTCGCTACTTTCGAATCGGGCTTCGGGCTCTCCGAGATCGGCAAGCTGGGCGTGGACATGGGCGGCGAGTGAGGCGGTTAGCGCTTCGAGGTCCGCGACACCGAACTCGACGGCGAGGTACGGCGCGACCTTCGCGGGCCAAGCGAGCCACGCGTCGCGCTGCTCGCGGCTTAGTTCAAACAGGACGCGCTGCGCGGTCGCAACCTCAACGAGCAAGCCGGCGCGGCGTTCGTAATCCTGGCGGCGCATCAGCGCGAGCCAGTTCTCTTTAAGGCGTAGGGCCTCGGCGTATGCAACGCCCTTACCAGGCGCGCCGGCTGCGCCGGGTTGTAGCGCCGCCTCGTGCGCGGCTTCGCGCTTCGCGATTGCGGTTTCGCTTACGGCCTTCGGGGGCGCGCGCCAGTCGCTACCGACGAGAGCCGGGTCCATCGTCCCGTCCTCGCGGCGCGCGAGCTTCCCCTGCTTGACGCCTTGCACGACGAGCGTGTGAGAGACGCCCTCGCGCCTCGCAAACTCGCGAATCGAGATACCGTCTGCCATGCTGGAAAGCCCGGAAAGGTCGCTGGAAAGTCGTAGCTACGAGAAAAACGGACTCGCGCAATTGCCCGCCTCATTCGGGGGGCGTGGAAGGACCCGCGCCCCCGGCCCCCCGGTTCCGCCTCGCGGCCTTCGAAATGGGGGCCCCAGGCCGGGAGAGCCCCCGGCGGGGCACCTGTACGGCCAGCGAGGACGGGTGCGGGCGCCGCTCCCGAGGGCGCCCGAGAGGGCTAGTAGCCGCCGCAAGCGCCGAAGGCGCTACGGGGCTTCTAGTCCTTCGTGCTCGCAATCGTGCGATCCCGCGCTGAATTCGCGGTCGAAGCTCGCTAGGACCTGCATTCTCGGCAAAGCCGAGGACGCCTCTCCCGGTGCTACTATCAGTCTCTGTCCGTCCCGAGAGGTGCATGAGTGAACAAGAGACAACGTTCGAGGCGTAAAACAAGATCAACCAAGCAATTGAAGAGAAAACTGACCAAACCGGAATTTCTGTACAAGTACACACCGGCACGCGCACCGGTAGTGCCAGAAGAGCAACGGCAGGAAAAGCAACGGCAACTTGATGCGCTTCTTACGACGCCACAGTTGTGGCTCGCCGCGCCATCAACGTTCAACGACCCGATGGATTGCAAGCCCAAATTCAGATTTACCGGAGGTGCGCCCGAGGCACGCGAGCGGTTCCGCCGCGTCACGATCTGTCGCATGGTCAAACGCGATCATCCACATGCAGAAGGCGATGAACTCAGAAACCTGATAGTGGAATATTCGCGAACGAGGCAAGACATCGACGCTAACTTTGAAATGGAGGCCGACCTCGCACTCACCGGGGCTATCCAGAGTATTGGCGTTCTTTGCCTGTCGGAACGGCCAAACGATCCCGTGATGTTCTATCACTACGGCGACAAACATGCCGGCATGTGTCTCAAATTTCGAACTGACGGCCTCCTCGCAGGTGTCGAGCCTGTGACATACAGCGAAAACTATCCCGCAGTCGAATTCTTCGACGATTCGAACCATGAAAGGCAGTTCGAGAAAATATTCCTAACGAAATACAAAAGCTGGGAGTACGAACACGAGTGGCGCTACGTTGATGCACACCTCGGAGAACACCCTCAGCGCCTTCGCGATTACCCGCCTGAATTGCTCAGCGGGGTAATCTTTGGATACAAGATGCCCCAAGAGGATCGTGACCGCGCCGTCGATCTACTGAGGCGACGCCCCTCAAGGGTCGAACTGTTTGAAGCCCGATTGGATCGCAACCACTATCAGTTAGATATCGTGCCTTACACTCCCGCCGGTTAGCCCCGCCCCGCCGTCCTATCTCTATCACCGCGCGGTAGCCATCGCCTTCGCGAGTTCGCGTCCGAACACCTTGTCGAAGTTTGCGAGTGCAACTGTGCGCGCGCGATCCGAGAACCCGATGCGCTTCCTTGTCTCGACGGGCGGATGGAACGCTACGAGGAGCTTCATCTCGGTCCCGACATTGGCGAGCTTGTCGGCGAGCTTCGGCGCTTTGCCTCGTCTGCCGAACTTGAGCGCGACCACCTTCGCCGGGCGTTGCCATACGCCATAGAGCGGCCCGGCCTTCGTCGGGACCGGGCCGATAAATACGTCAGGCCGCGCGAGGTACTTCGCGATCATTCCTCGCGGCAGGTTCCCGTACTTGTTCGCGGCGGCGGCAACCGGTACGAGGTCGGCGGGCTTCTTGCCGAGGTACTGGACGCCGCCGTACTCGTACGGCGCGAGGTATTGAGCGGCCTTGTCGCGGACGTAGACGCGCGCAATCGGCAGGCCCTTACGCGCCGGCTCGACAGCAACGGAGCCGACCGTAAAGGGCGTCGGGCTCTCGAACACCTCGGGTATCGCTTTCCTCTCCGCTTGCGCCGCGAGCTTCGCGAGTTGCGTAACGGCGCGCGCCTCCGCGTACGGAATCTGCTCGCGCGCGAGCCGGTCGAGCTTGAGCGTCACGGCGTCTACGTTCGCCTTGAAGGAGATTTCGAGCATTGCGCGCAGTACAAACACCAAGGCCCGCGCGAGGCGGGCCGGGACGTAAAAAAGCCCGCACAAGGCGGGCTATATCGAGTTCACTCATCTTCGCGGTAGCCCGGCAACGGGTCGGGCTTGCGGTACGGCTTCTCGCGTACTCCGCGACACCAGCGCCAGGCAGCGCGAGCGCCGAACAGGACAAGCAGCGCGAGCATACGCGAGCAGAAAATCCGCTGGTCGGACGTAAGGCCATCGAAGGGGTCCATAGCGCCGGCCCCCTCTCAATCAATCGCCCGAAGGATCGCGGGCGCTTCGTCATGCCCGAGCGCGAAGTCGCGCAGGGCGTGGTACGCATCGACAATCTTGTCGCACTCCTCGGAGCGCTCGCGCATATCGAGGTCGTTCGCGAGTTCGTTCAGGGCGAACAACGTTACGACAACGCCGAAGGCGTCGGCGCTTACCGCGCCCTCGTAGCCGTTGAGCGCGACCGAGACGCGCAAGCGCTCCGGTCGCCTCGGCGCGACGTACGCGCCGCCGTTCGAGAGCTTGTAGAACTCCCAGAGCCCGCCGTCGTAGTCGCGCGAGAGACGCGCGGCCCAATCGAATACAAGGCCCTCGCCGCGAATGAAGGTCCGCTCGCCGAAAAGCTCAACGAGGAACCGCATCCGGCGATTCTCGGGGACGGCGCTCGCCGTAATCTTCGCGCGGGCCATTACGCGGCCTCCGCGACCGTTGCCGAGCCGGCGTCCGCGAGGGGGACAATCTTCGCGAGCGCGTCGGCCATCGCGTCGGCCTCCGTCAGAAGCTCGAACGCGGCTTGAAGGGCCATCCAGTTCATCGCTTCGTCGCCGAAGTAGCGCGCGAGACGCAGCGCCGTATCGGCGGTCAGGCGGCGCTTGCCTTCGATAATTTCGTTGATCCGGCGAGGCGCGACGCCGATAGTACGGGCGAACTTGTTCGGGTCCATCCCGGTCGCCTCGATCTTCGCGGCGAGCGCTACGCCCGGCTTCGGATAGGACGGAGCGACGTTCGCCGGGGCCGTAGCCGCGACGCGCGGCGTTGCCGGCTTGCGGGCCGGTTGCTTTGCTGCCGGCTTCACGGCAGGGGCCTTCGTTGCGACTTGCTTCGCTACGGGTTGCTTTGCCTCGACTTGCTTCGTTGCGCGGGTCTTTGCTGCGGGAGTCTTGCGGGTTGCCATCTCGATTTCCTCGTTTCGGTTGGTTGCCACGTGATGTGGAGACCGAATATTGAGGTGGCGTCAGGATGACGAACCAGAGGAAATATGTAACAGTCAGGACCCCCTACGTTTCTCACAAAACGTGAGCTTATTCGGGTGCTTCAATCACCCAGCCGGCGAACTCGCCGAAGCGAAAGACCTCTACGGCGTTCGGGCAAGCCATCGTCATAAAGTGCCACGGGAGCGGCCTCTGAACTCCGCTAATGCTCAGTTCCTTCGCGATGATCTCGGCGGCGCTCGCGCCGCCTCGGAGCTTGCCGGCCATCGTTAGCCGGTGCATCGCCGTCGAGAGATAGCCGCCGCCCGCGCAGTCCATCTTGTCGAATACGATCAACGCGCCGCCCGGCCGCAACTTGTTGCAAAGCGAGCGAAGAAACTCGCGGCGCTTGCCGGGCGCGATGAACATGAGGACGAGAAAGCAGATAGCTACGTCGAACTCCTCGAACGCGTACGCGAGCGCATCGGCGCAGACGCACTTGCCGGGCCCGCTATACCGCTCCGTCATCTCCTGCGAGCTATCGAGCGCGACGAACTCGGCGCGCCGGCTCTCAAGCGTCGAGGCGAGTGCGCGTCCGATATTGCCCGTTGAGCAACCTACGTCATAGACGCGGCCCGCCTCGGGGATATAGTGCCGCGCGAAGTGCGCGACGGCTTCGGTTGTCAGGTCGTACCAGGGTAACTGCTCGCGTACGTGCGCGTCGAAGTGACCAGCGACCTCGTTGCTCCGAAACGTCCACTCCGAGGGGATTTCCATCACGCCGCCTTCGCAAAAATCGTTTTGCTGACCGTCTGAGCAATCGCCGCCATCATGACGGGCGGTACGGCGCGGCCCATCCGCTCGATCTGCTGGCGCGGGTTGCCGGTCAGTACAAAATCGTCTGGAAAACTACACAAGCGCCGCGTCTCCGCTACGGAGAACTTTCGGCACTCCGCGGGGTGAGCGACGCTCGCCGCCGAGACGTTTCCCGCGTTCGCGCTTATCGTCGGACACGGCGCGTCGTAGTGCGCGCGAACGAGGTTGATATAGCGTTCCGAGCCGTGGCCCTGCCGGAGCTTGCGCCATTCCGCGCCGACCGAGTAGCGCACCATCGAGAGTTCAGTCTCTACGCCTCCGGAGAGGCCCGCCAACGCCTCGCGCACCGTGTACGAATACGGGAGCGGCTTCGGGAACGCGGGCGGCGCGTCGAGGTCGTTACGCACGCCGATAAAGACGAGCCGTTCTCGCGCCTGGGGAACGCCGAGCCACGCCGCGTTGATTACGCGCGCCTCGACGTTGTAGCCGCAATCCTTGAGGCGTTGCAGGATCAGTTTGAAGTAGCCGATAGCGACGCCGCGTACGAGGCCCTTTACGTTCTCGGCTATGAACACCTTCGGTTGTAGGCCCTCAACAAGCCGCGCGTACTCGTAGAACAAGTCATCTACGCGCTGCTGTGCGCCGTCGCTATAGTGCCGCTCGTGGCCCCATCCCTTCGCGCCCTTGCCTGCCGCCGAGAACGCCGCGCACGGTGGCGAGCCGTCGAAGATATCCAGCTCGCCGGCGCGCAGTTTCGTCGCCGCGAGAATGCTCTCGGGCGTTACCTCGCGGATATCGCGCGCGTCGATGATCGTATCGGGGAAGTTCGCGCGGTACGTCTCGCGCGCGGCCTCGATAAACTCGCTCGCCCACCGGACGCGTATGCCGGCCATGCGGTAGCCGAGCGACGAGCCGCCGCCGCCCGAGAACGTCGAGACGGCGGTAAGGCCCGAGTACGGGCGCGCGTTGATTTCCGCCATCGACGGAACGCAGTACGGGAGCTTCGCGACTTTCGCGACGTTCGTAACCGAAGCAGCGACGGCGCTCATTGCGCCTTGCCCGACCACTCGTAGCCGCACTTCGGGCAGCGGTGCTCGGTCTCTATCGTCTCGTCCTTGCGCGCGAACTCCTCGGGCGCTTCGTGCGTAACCGGCGCATTGGCAAGCGCCGCGAGGTCGTCGGAGCCGAAGCCGGTCAGCCCGAGGTCGTAGCCGATATCGAGGAGGCCGGCAAGCTCGGCGGCGAGCAGTTCTTCGTCCCATCCGGCATTCAGGGCGATCTTGTTGTCGGCGATCCGGTACGCGCGAACCTTCGCATCGGACCAGCCACGCGCCACGATAACCTTCGCCTCGGTATAGCCGAGGAGGACGGCGGCGCGATAGCGTCCGTGGCCGCAGATAAGCTCGCCGGTCTCGTCTACGAGCGCAGGGAACGTCCAGCCGAACTCGCTCATGGATTGCGCGATCTGCTCGACCTGCTCGGGCGAGTGTGTACGCGCATTACGCGGCGATTCGCGAACGCGCTCAATTGGCCACCACTCTATGGCGTCGGCAAGCCGGGCGCTCGCGTCGGCCTCGGCGCGCTGCGGTGCGGAGGACATAGGCTTTTACGCGGCCTGATGCGCCGGCGTTTCTTCGGGCGCCACAACGATGCCGGCCTCGCGTAGCAGCGCATCGACGCGCTCGAACGCGGCGTCGAGTTCGCCCGCGTGGTGGCGGTTGCCGATCAGCGCGGCTTCGAGGATTGAGGCGTGTTGCGCGACCGTCAGGCGATGAACGCCACAGCGCTGCGCGAGCCCGACCGCCGTCTCGTGCGTCCGCGTGAGCAGGTTCGCGACGAGCGCGACGCGCAGGCGGATATTCGGCGCGTGGCCGGCGAGGAGCGGCGCGGTATGAACGACAACGAGGTCGAGCGCTTCGCGCCACTCGGGATTCGGATAGCGCCCGGCGCAACATGGCGCGCGGCAGTTGCAGGCGAGGTCGCGCGGCGCGTAGGCGACAACGAGCAGCGCGCGCGGAATCGCCGGCAAGCGGTCAAGCTGCCGGCGAATACGGCCCGCCTGCGCGGTTGCGTCCTCGCCGGTCAGGGTTGCAGCGCCCGGTACGCCCTGATGCAAAACGCCGAGCGAACAAGCGCCGCCACGCTCGGCGGCGTGACGCAACGCGTCGCGCAGGGCCGCAGCGGTGCCCGCGTAGAAGTCGCGCATGGTGAGGTTTTCCGGGGGAAGTTCGGAGACGAAAAAGCCCGCATTGCGCGGGCTTCGGAGTTCAGGGACACGAAGGGAGCGTCCTGATTACGGGTGATAGTAGACACTTTTTGCAGGTTGTCAAAATTTTTGGTGACAGGTGACAAACTTTGCCGCTTTTAGCGCGCGTCGCCTTGCGAACCTCGCGCGCGTATCCAGCCGAGCGCCGCGCGATGCGCGCGCCCGTAGCTCGGCGTCGGATGCGTATCGGTATCCATCCCTTGCCGGTACGCGCGACCGATCCACGCGCGCACCGGCGACGGCAACGAGCGCCAGTGCGCCTTGCATCCCCATAGGTCGTTACCTACGACGCTCTCGCAACCTGGCCAACGGCAACGGTGACTCATCGCTTGCTAATCCTCGTCATCTGCCCGCAGTGCTGGCACTTCGTACGCTCGCGCTCGGCAAGCCGCGTTAGCTCGTCCTGATACCGCGCGTGAAGTTCGTGAAAGCGGTTCTCGCGTTGCGCAAGTTGCACGAGGACCCACATCGGGTTGAGCTTTTCGCCGCAGGCCGCGCACGTTACCTCGGCGAGCTTATCGTCTACGACAAAGCCCTGACCGTGCCAGCATTTGCCGGTATGAACGGCCTTGAGTACGCGCTCGTCGGCGGCGTCGCGCCGGATGCGTACCGGTAGCTCGTGAATCTCCGCGTCGGTCATCCCCTCGCCCTCTCTATCGCCTGTAGGAGCCGCCCACGTACCTCGGGCAAGGTACGCACAAGGTACGCGGGGGCCATCCGCTCAAAACACGCGCGATTCATCGTAGGTACGCGAAGATGCTAACGCCAGCGACGATCCAGAAGGCGAAAGCGATAAGAACGTTTCGAAGGTTCTCCCGACTGATTCCCGGCCTATCGTTCATCTTTCGGTCTCCCTAGTGATGCGCTTGTTGTAGTTCGCTTACGCTTACGTCCCCGCGAATCGGCTCCGCGACCTGCTCGAACTTCGGCGCGGCAGGTAGCGCGGCGAGCGAAGGATCGACCGTAGCTGCCGGCTGCTGCGCCGGAGCCCAATCGCTAACGCCGGCCTGGGCGAGCGCCGCCTGTGTTTCCTTGGTTGAGTTGCCAATCAGCAAAATCGCGGCGTGATAGAGCTGGGAGGAAAGCGCCGCATTGTCCTTCTGTAGCGCCCCCGCGATCTGGAAAAGTGCCGACGCGTTCGCCCGGTCGTTGCACGGACCACTCTCCACCCCGCCCCCCAGCTGGAAAACTCCCCCCATGAAGCCGGCTCCGAGCGCCGCCGTGCTCTGGCAATTGAACTGCGAGAACGAGACGCCGTAGCTCACTGCGCCCGGATTGCCTACGGTCTGCAAGCTCTCCTTGACGTGCGTAGTCGTTCCGCCGCTCGGGTCTACCGCCGAGGCGTTCGTCGGATTCGCGCCCGCGCCCGAAGGATTGGACGAGCCGAGGTTTACCGTCACGTTGCTCGACGCCGCGCCGCCGTTCCCGTTGCCACCGTTGCCGCCGGCACCGCCCGAGCTTGTCGAGGTCGCCGCGCCGCCGCCGATAGCAGTCGCCCCCGCCTGCGCGCCCGCCGTCGCCCCGCTGTTGCTGGTCGATTGAGCCGTCTGCGCGTAGGCGTTGCAGCACGCCAGCGCGAGGACGCATAACGACAAAATGTTCTTCATGTTGCCGCCCGTTTATCCGCCCGTTAAATCCGCTCCCCGAACGCGTTCGGAGAGCGGTCCTCAACTACTGCTCATGGAAGGCTTGCTACGCCCAGACCGGCGAGCGTGCCAGCCGTCCCGCCTGTGCTTCCGAAGCCACCGCCGAGGGCCGCGCCAATCGAAAGCCCTGCGGAGAACGTACCGACCGTTACGCCTGCCGGCGATAGCGAGGGGGCCTTCGTCAAGCTCGCCCCCGCGTTACCGATGGTCAGCGTAATCGTCTGCCCGCCTACGTCCTGCTGCGCGACGCCCGCGAAGTTGACGCCGGCAGAGCTAACGCCGGTCGTAACGCTCTGCGCGAACGTTGAGCACGCAACCACGGCCAGAACTGATGCAAGTACCGATTTCATCCGGTTCCCCTTGGAGGGCTCGCCGGGCGCGCCGCCCGTACTCGCGCGAGCGCGCCCGTTTTACGCGAGCGTTTTCAGGGGAATACGAAGCCGCCGAGGCCACCCGCACCGGAGAGAGAACCGGCCGTGCCGCCCGTCAGGCCGAAGCCGCCACCGGTCGTTGCGCCAACAGACAGGCCCGCACTCGTCGTGTTCGCGTTGGTCTGGACGCCGGCTGCGCCGCCGTTCGAACCGTTACCCGCTACCACTACGACCGTCGCTACGCCCTGCGTCGCGTTGGTCGTACCTTGTACGGACGCACCGTTACCGATGACGCCGGTCGAGGCGAACGAGCCCGCGCCGGAGGTCGAGCCGGCGACACCCGTGCCGCCCGAGGCCGCATGAGCAATACCAAAAGCAGCCAGCGTCACTACTGCAAAAAGTAGCTTCTTCATTTTTCCTGCTCCTGTGGTAGTGCGAAAGATTCCCCGCCTTCGCTCCGGGTGCCACCCAACATCAAAGCCTCGCCCTGAGAATTTCTCAGGACGTCCAACTCGTAGCCGCGCACGTCTACCGGCGCGCGTAGTGCCTTGTTCTCCGGCGTCGCAGGAATAAGCGCGTTACGCGCGACGCGCGCTACGTCATCGAGCGTTAGCGCACTCGTCGTGTTCTCGCTCATCTCAACGATCAGCCGCAACGCGTCTCGTAGACGCTCGTTCTCGTGTTGCAGGTGTACGCGCATCGCGAGCGCGTCTCGGGTTACGTGGTTCATGCTTCGATCAGTTCGAACGGGTCAAAGGAATTTTCGAGCGCAAGTGCGACCTGTTGCGCCTGCAACGGCTCGATAACGATCTCGGCGCGCGGGTTCGCGCGGTCGATACCGTGAAGTACAACGCGCTGCCTGAACTGCCGGTCATTGCGTACAACGCCGCGCTGTACGAGCGTGCGTACGTTGCCTTTCGGCGTCTCGGTCATGACGTACCGATCCTGCAAGCAGTCGAGAATGACGCTCTCGTCTAGGTCGCTACGCTCGCTCGCGTACCAGATGCGCAGCGCGATACGGCAGGGCCCGGTCAGGCGCACGCGCGCCTTCGGCGGAATCTGCTGAAGCATCGACTTTTCGAACGCCAGAGCCTCCTTGCTCTTTATCGAACGCGACTTGCCGCCGATAGTCACGAGCCGGCGTCGGTTCGCCTTCGATGCGGCCTGACCGTAGACAACGAACTCGACACGCGTGCTCATAGCAACGTCTCCTGAATCGGCGCGTGTTCGCGCGCCCACCAGACCGGCGACTGGTACGCCTCGATACGCTCGCGTAGAACCTGCGCGCGCGCCTCCTTTGTTGCCGGCTTGTACGGCCCGCCCCACGCGTTGTCCATGCCGATAGTCCGCCCGATGTTCGTGCTGTCCGCGCTCGCGAACGGAAAGCGCGTGAACACGTCCGGGTTGAGCATCCGCAGGCCGTGGAGCTTGCAGAGGGGACGCCCGTCGCGGTCGCAGACGACGTTCATCGCCTCCGCCATCCGCGTCCACCAGAGCGCCGAGCCGACCTTCGCGTACGCGCCGGAGCTTCCGAGACAAACACGAGGCCACGAAAACGCGAGACGTTCGAGACGGTCGAGCGATTCGTGGAGGTGCCATACGGGTGCTCCGATCCACGGCGCACGCTCGCGCCACGGCCACGCGTCGAGTAGCGCGTCGTTCTGCGCCTCCGTCCCGTTGATAACGTCCGGTATGACCGCGAAGTCGAAGGACGGGTAACGGTGAAGCTCGCCGACCCATTCGTAAAACGGGCTCCAGTCGCCGACCGGCTCGCCAGCACGCCACGCCGAGTAAGCGCCGTTATCGACCGCGAAGCTCTGGCAGACGTCGAGCACAAGGGTGAACTGCTTGACGTCCCGAAACGATACGAACGCGTGGCCGCCGCCAATCGCGCGCACGGCGGCGGTCTCGGGAGTAATTCGAAGTCCGTGATAGTGGATCAATTTTTCGTCCTCACTCGTCATCGCTACCGGGTTCGCGGTTGCCGTGCGTACCGTGCGTGCGGTTGTATGCCTCTATCGCTTCCTTCGCGAACGCGATCTGGTGCGGCGTAATCGGCTCGCCACTCTCCGCGCGTTGCAGGAGCCGGTACGCCCAGCGGATACCGCCGCCTGCCGGCGCGCCGTACTGCTTGAGCAGGCCCGTCGCGATCTCGCGAATCCTCGCGAGGTGTTCGCGAGCCTGATCGGGCGGCGTACGTCGCTCGTCGGTTATCGCCGGATTCTTTCGGTACATCGCGGGCTCCGGCGCGCAGAGTTCCAGGAACTCGGGCAGCGTCGGGCACTTGCGCGTGTGGTAGAGCGCCGCAACGCCGCGCATCAGGTTCTCGCGCGAGACGCCGCGAAGCGCTACGGACCACTCGGCCTGTACCTCCTCCGCGTCGAGCGCCGACCACATATCGAGAAACGACGCGCCGTAGATGTGTGCCATCTTTCGCCAGAGCCACGCGCCCCGCGTTTCAGTGCTTTGTGACGACACGACAATCCTCCGGGGGAAGGTCGAATACCTCGCCCTGCGAACGATCTCGCGGCGCGACGCCGAACGCCTCGGCGGTACGCTTGCGCGCTTCGGTCAACGTCTCGCGGTGGCCGTTGCCGTTGCCGTTGCCGTTGCGCAGCGTTCCGCGATTGCGTATGTCACGGCAGCGATTGCGCCACGTCCCGAGCCAGTCGAGCTTTAGCCCCTTCGCGCCCGCTACGCCGTGCCAGTAGTCGGCGAAGTTCGCCGCGATCTCCCGTACTTGTCCCTCGGTAAATCCGCAATCGCTCATCGCCCACTCGCCCCAGGCGCGAGGCAGGACCCACCCCTCGGGGAGACGCGTCCCCCTCCTCGCCATCTCGCTCGCCCGCGATTTCTTTTTCGCGGGCGCTACGGCCTGCGATTTTTCGCCGCCGTTCGCGGGGGGGTCCCCGGAGCGAAGCGACGGGGGGGGAACGTATGAACCCGATGAACCCGATGAACCCGATGAACCCGGCTGTAATTGCCCGCCTTGGGCGAGCCTTGGTTCACCTTGGGTTTGCCTAAGGCGCGGCTCCCTTTGCTGGCGTGCGTTTGCGGGCGGTCCTGCCAACGTGCTCTGGATTTCGCGGGGGTGCGGCTTCTGGTGTTTGAACCACGAAACGATTTGTATGAGGTGTACGCCCGCGACCTCGTAACGCGTCACAAGGTCGTGCTCGTGCAGCGCTTCGAGGTAGTCATCGACCTCCGCCTCGGTTAGCTTCGCCGTGTCGTACGGGAAAAGGTCAACCAAGATGCGCCCAGGGTTGTCCTTTAACCGCCCTTCGCGATCCGCGAGCGTCCAGAGGCCGGCGAACAGCAGGCGGGCGATAGGCGGCATATGGCCTAGTACGTCGTGCCGGAAAAACTCGTACTTGATCAGGCGGGCGCGTGGCATGGTCTTGCCTCCGCGCGTCAATTGGTAAAGTCGCATGGCAGCGCCCGAACCGTCATCAGGTTGCACGAGCGCATCTCCTGCTCGGCGTCGAGCGGAGCCGCCGTTCGCTGCCAGAAGAACGGACGTACCTCGCCGTGCTGATGCTCGCGAAAACGCCGCGCAAGCTCGCGCAGCGATTCCGTTGCGAGCTTCGTATCGACCTTTAACGTCACCCGGCATCCGTTGCTCATCACTCGTCTCCGGTGTTGCGCGTATGGCGGTGCATGACCTCGCGGAACATGCCCTCGAACGTGCGTTGTTTCTGAACCGCGCGACGCTTGCCGGCGCGGGCGAAATAGCGGTCGAGCGCGATAGCGCGTTCGTCATCCGGCATACGGACGAACCTCTCGCGACGCGTTGCATCCGCAACCATCATCAGGCGGTCGGCGGTCTTGAGCGGCAATAGGCCGGCTACGACCGCCGTCTCGACAACCGGGTCGCGCAGTACCTTGTGCGCCCGGTCGTAGGTCGTAATCGAGATCGCGCAGGCGTCGAGCATCCCGGCGAGGTTCTTCCGGTACTTCAGGCGCGACGCCGCTCCGGCGTCGTACCGTTCGAGCCAGTCGGGGCGCAGGAGGATCGCGCGAACGAGACGCGCGCAGACTACGGCGCGTACGTACGCGTCGGGCTGCGGGACGCGCGCGGTCATTGCGCGCGCAAGGATCAGCGCCGGATGATCGTCGCGGGCCGCGTTGATATCGACGTACGGGCACGGCAAGCCGAGGCGAATCGCCTCGCGTACGCGTCCGCGACCGTCCGCGAGTTCGCCGTCCAGAAGCAGGATCGGCTTCTCGATAGCGTCGCGCACGCTGACTTGTCCGCTCGGCGGAACGAGGTCCGCGAGCGGGTGAACCCTCAGTCGCTTCAAGTCATCAACACTCAAAGTTTCAGGCTCCACTTGTCCCATCCTTTATTAAAAAAAGGCGTTAAACGGCGCAAAACGGATAAAACCTTTTTAGTTAATCCCGACTGTGGTATCTTCAGCGCATCCACTTGCCTCCAGTTAATCCGGCGACAAAACCTCAAGCCTCCGAGTTAGTCCCTCGGAGGTTTTTTTTGAGATGAACGCGCGCAAAAAGCCCAAGCTGGACCGTTAAAGTCAGCGAACAGGTTCTAGTTGGAAAGTCAGCAGCTAAAGCCCAAATCGGGCCCGTCAGGCGATCTCTAGCTCTTACGACCGCTTTCTCTCTCGCTCTCGACCAGCGGCGGGAAGTTGTTCCCCGAGCAGCGCCCAACCTCGCTCGTACTCCGGGCATAACCGGTGGACGGTTACGCGGTTGCCTACGGCGTGCGCGATAAACGGCGCAACGGCAGGCGGGACGGCCTTTCCTCGCCGTAGCCACTGCCCGATTCGGGCCTTCGTGCAAGGCTCGAACCGGTCCACCCTACGGGCGAGTTCCGCCACCGATCCGCAGATATCGATCGCTTCGAGCAGGGCTGCATGGCCCTGCGGAATGTTCGATTTCCAGGCTCGCCGCATGACGGACCTCGGTGCTCCGGTCGGTTGACAGATGTTGCTCATCCTAGACGCGGCATTCGCGGATAGCAACTGGTGAAAAGCCCCGACTGGCATACGTTTCCGGCGAATCCCTTGTCCTGCAAGGCTTCGCGCCCCATAGATTTTTTTGAGGAGCGTTTTGCACGTTTTGCGAACGTATGCCCGTTTTTCTAGATGTTTACCCGCAACCTCGCGGGGCGATTTTTGGGGCGATCTTAGGACGAATCCGGGACGAAGTTCGGGGCGAATCCGGGACGAAGTTCGGGACGAAGTTTCGCTCTAGCGCTTAATGGGTGGGCATTACAAAGGTTTAGTAAAACGAGTAAATCGCGGTTGAGAAACCCAGCGTAAATCGATCATTAATCACGCTGAGAACTCGGTTAATAAAAAGGCGCTACAAAATCTCCCCCGTTGCGCAAAAGAAATCGCGGTCGCATCCTTGCCTGGCATTTAACCCGAGCGAGGAAAAATGGACCCGAAAATTCTGATTGAGCACGACACCGACGAGCACGGCGCGGTCTGTATGCGCGTGACCGGCGTAGATCGCGAGCGCGTCTACGACGCGGCGCTCGACCTGAAGAACGGATTTCCCATCGCGCTCTGCCCCGAGGTCTACGGCCCGAGGATTGACCTCGACTCCGGGTGCTGGCGCGCGATGGTGCTCACGCGGAGGATCGCGCCGTGAACATACGTACCGTGCCTATCGAGGCGCTATGCCTACCGAATACGGTCACGCGCAAGCTCGCGAGCGCCGGTATCGCGACGGTCGCGGACCTCTGCGCGCTGCGGGCCAGCGATATTCAGATCAAGGTCCCGAGCGTTGGCCCCGTCGCGGTTGAGCGCATCCGCGAGGTCTTGTCGCTCTACGGGCTCGACCTCCTCGCCGACGAGGAGGTATGCGCGTGACCTGCCACCGCTTTACGAGCCGCAAGCCCATGAGCTACCGCGCGAGCTTGCGCAAGATTCCGAAGGCGCTGCGCCGGCAATGGTGGGAGCAGCGCTATCGCTATGCCGAGCCGCGTACGCCGATTTCGAGGCTATACGGCATCCGCTTGTCCTGACCACCTCTCGCCCGACTCCGGTACGGCGAGCCGGCGGTCGGGTTTGACAACTACGCAGGCGTCTGGAGGGCGCTACGCGTAACGAGAAAAAGAGGTGAACAACAAATGAAGCTCAAGGAACTTTTGATGGCGGCAGTACGCGCGCGAACACGGCGCGGCCTGCGTCGGACGTCGCCGCCGTATCGCCTGGGTGCGCCGCGTTGCGCTCGTCGCCGGCGCGATCTTCGCGGCCCGCGCGCTCGGCGAGTCGGCGCACTTCGAAGTGCTTCACGAAGGTTGCAAGGCCGGCATTGATGGCCTGATTGCGTACCTCGTAGAGCGGGTTTGCGCGGTCGAATGATCTCACTCGGGAAGGAGCGAAGCGCAATGACGAAGGGCCTCGTAGTTCTGGCGTTGATGGCGTACGCGTCGCTCTGCCTCGCGTGGGGCTCGGTCGCGACGTTGCCGAACCGCGACGGCGGCGAGGTTCGTCTGACTGACCGGCCCTGCAACTCGAATACGTCGAGCTACGGGATGGCGTACGCGACCGGGAGCGGCGCGGCCCACCTCGAAGGCTGCTGGACGCTCAACGTTGCCGGCGACGTCGATATTCACTGGTGGCCGAGGGGCGAAAACGACTTCTGGAGGACGTACGAGCGCTCGCACTTTAGCGTTACGAAGTACGGACGCGCAAACGGCTGGGAATAAAGCGACAAGGAGAAATGGCAATGAACTCGCGCGGGGAATGGTTAGACGAGCGAAAGAAAGGCATCGGCGGTAGCGATTGCGCCGCCGCGCTCGGGCAGTCGCGCTACAAAACGGCGTTCCAGCTCTATCAGGAAAAGCTCGGGCTGATCCCCGGCGACCTAATGGTCAGCCCCGAGGCGGTCGAGCGTATGGAGTTCGGGAAGCGTATCGAGCAGGTTATCGCCGACGTCTACGCGCAGCGCTACGGCGTCAAGTTGCGCCGGCATAACAAGCTCGCGAAGCACGCGCGCTATCCGTGGATGGTCGCGAGCTACGACCGCACAATCGACGGGCAGCGCGTCGGCTTCGAGGCGAAGAACGTCTCCGAAATGGCGTACCGGCTCGGCGATTGGGGGGACGAGTTTAGCGACTCCGTTCCCCAGGAGCATTTGTTGCAGACGCATCACTACCTAAGCGTTAGCGGCTATGACGCGTGGGTCCTCGCGGCCTGCGTCGGCGGTAATTCATTGCGCATATTCCGTATCGAACGCGACCCCGAGATGATCGACCTGATCGAACAGGGCGAGGCCGAATTCTGGCAGCACGTCGAGCGGGTCGAGCCGCCCGCGCTCGACTACCACCACCGTAGCGCGATGCCGCTCCTTAAAAAGCTCTATCCGGGTAGCGACGGGAGAACGATTCACCTACCGAACGAGGCGCAGGTCGCGCATTACACGAGGATGGAACTCGAAACGCTCGCGAAGCATATCGGGCGTGGCGCAGAGGCGGCGAAAACTTACCTGCTGGAGCAGATGGGCGAGGCGTCGGTCGGCCTGTTGCCGTACGGCGGCGGCTACACGAGAAAGGTTATCGAGCGCGACGGCTACGAGGTCGCGCCTACTTCGTACGTTGATTTCCGCTACAGCGCACGTAAAGGAGAGAAGCAGTGAACGATATGACGGAGCAACCCTTCGCCCCGCGTCGCGATCTTACCGAGACGGCGGGCGCGCGGCAGGACCAGAGTCGCGAACTCGCGGACCTTCAGGTGACGTACCTCATGGCGCAGCAGTTTCCGCGCGATGAGGTAAAGGCCATCGACCGTATCGAGAACGCCTTTACGCGCGTCGGGCTCGCCGAGAAGGCGCAGTACGCGTTCTCGCGCGGCGGGACCGATATTCGCGGCCCGAGTATCAAGGCGATGGAACAGATTGCGGCGATCTGGGGGAACGTTGACGCGGCGTGGCGCGAGCGCTCGCGCGGCGTCGATGCGCGCGGTATCCCGTACTCCGAGGTCGAGGCCGTAGCCGTCGATCTTCAGACCCGTACGCGCAAGCGTATCGCCTTTATCGTCCCGCACTGGCGCGATACGCGACAAGGCGGCTACGTCCTCAAGGACGAGCGCGACGTCTACGAGTTGTGCGCGAATCAGGCGCAGCGCCGCGTACGCGCCTGCCTCGAAGCGATCATACCGAGCGACGTAATCGAAGTCGCGATGACGCAGGCAGACAGGACCCTCAAGGCAAAAGCCGATACGAGCCCCGAGGCGATGGCGAAGATGGTCGAGGCGTTCGGCGAGTTCGGCGTAACGAAGGAACAGATAGAGAAGCGGATTCAGCGCCGGCTCGACGCGATTACGGCGGCGCAGGTTGTCGGCCTCAAGCGCATCTATGCGTCCCTTCGCGACGGTATGAGCGAGGCCGGCGAGTGGTTCGAGAAGGGCGAGGACGAGTCGCCCGAGGAGGACGGCGGCGGCGATGGCGGCGCGCCCTCGGGCGGCGGTACGGCGGCGGTTAAGTCGCGTATGAAAGCGAGCGCCAAGAAGAAAGGCGACGCGACACGGGCCGGCGATACCGGGCGCGTCGTACCGTACGCCGAGGTCGCGGACGCGTTGCACGGCGCGAAGTCGCTCGAAGTGCTCAACGAGGCGGCGGACCTTATCAGGCATGTAAACCTCGAAGCGCATCGCGACGAGCTACAGGCGCTCTATCGCGAGCGCGCCGCCGAGTTCGAGGAGGAGTAATGGACACCATCGAAGGACGCTGGCTCCTCTACCGTGAACGTTGTATCGCCGCCGACGTGACCCCCGCTATGTTGCACGCCCTGAAGGTCACGTTTTACGCCGGCCATGCTCGATTTCGAGTTCGAACTCGCCGGGCTATCGGAGGCCGCCTCCGCGCTCTGTCTGCAACTCCTTCACCGCGAGGTCCTGCGCTTCCGCGACTCGCTTACTACCGGAGATTCACAGTCATGATTCTTGAGCTAGAGAACGCCATCGCGAAGATTACCTCCGTCACTCCGATCAGCGAGAAGCACGGCAAGAAACGCGTACCAGCGCACTCGGTCATCTTCGAGATCGAGCGCGAGAACACTATCCTGATCCCGTTCGATTCGCAACTGCGGGCGGCGTTTTACCAGAAGCCGGTACGCAACGCCGAGGACAAAAAGACCGGGCAAAAAAAGCTCGACGTAACGCGTAGCTCGGATGGCCTTTCCGAGTTGCGCTTCTCGTGGTGGTCGCAGTGGATCGAGGTCCCCGGTGAACTCGTCGGCTATACGTTGCGCCTTCACGTAGGCAATACGGAGCGCTCGCACATCGTTCTGGATGACGCGAAGCTCGGCGCGTTCAGTCTCCTGCCGAAAGACCTCGGGATAAGCGTCCTCAAGTTCAAGGCCATCGTTCACCCGAGCGCGCCCGAGAAGGGAAAGATAGACGAGCTACTACAGCAGGAGGTCCCGATATCGATTACGCCGCCAGCGAACGGCCAGGGCGAACTGATCGGCGAGGACGAGGACAACGAGGACGAAACCGAGGACGAGGAGGCGTAGACCATGAGACTGACGACCAATTACCTGATGACGCTCGAAACGCAGGGCGTTTTCGATTACGTCGTATCGCATCTGCTCCCGCAGAACGCGCAGGCGACCGCGCCCGGCTCGGCGAAGTGCATGTACCGCGCGCCGGATGGCAAGCGCTGCGCGGTCGGCTGGCTAATCCCCGATGACGTCTACTCGCCGGCCTTCGAATTTATCGGCGTACGCGACCTCGCGGCGGCGCTCGCCGCGCGCGACTACGGGCGCAGGTTCGCGGAGTTCCTTTTTGCGCATATGCCCTTGCTGCGCGAGCTTCAAGGGGTACACGATGCGCGCGCGCCGCACGAGTGGCCCGCCGCCCTTCGCGCTATCGCGCAGCACCACGGTCTAAACGAGAGGGTTATCGATACGGCGCTCGCAGGTGGCAAGCCGTATATGCCCGCGCCGTCCGTCCTCGCGCGCGCCTTTATCCCCTCGCCCTCGCTTGAGGTTGCGCGAGCCGCGCCCGCGTACCTGCTCGACTGCTCGAAGATTCTCTCGCTCAAGCTCGCGGCAACTATCGACGCCGAACCGGAGGAACTAGCATGGTAACGACCCCTACCCTCGAACAACTCGCGGCCTGGGGGCCGCAGCAGGTTTTCAAGCATATCGCCTCGCATCTGCTTACGCAGGGCGAGCGTTGTACGAAGGGCCATTACCCCGAGGGCCAGTATCGGAACGAGCTGGGCCAGGCTTGCGCGGTCGGCTGCGTAATCCCCGAGCACTTGTACCGCTCCTCGTTCGAGGGTCAGGGGATACACGGCCTCGTGCTACGCCTCGCCTGCCTGCCGAAAGTCGAGTACGTAACCCTCGCGGAGTTCGTTACGCGACACGCGTCCTTGTTGATCCAGCTAATGGACCTCCACGACCGGACGCCGCCCGCGTGCTGGCCCGAGGCCCTTCGCGACATAGGAGCGGCGTACGGGCTCGATACGCAGGTCGTAGACCTGTTCTCGGTAGAAGGGGAACCGCGAGCCGATCAGGCATCGCATGTCATGCCCGAACGTCTCAAGCCGGCAGACGGGGCGAGTCATGTCGTCTCGTAGCCGCCGCGCGCGCGAGCGGATCGCGCCGGCAATACCCGACCCGCCGCCGACGCTGGTAGATGCGTGGGTGCCCGACTACGGGCGGCAATGTGAGGCGTGCGGCGTTATGCCGTGCGTCTCGGGTCTCTCGGGCGGCCACGTTGTCTACGAGGGGACGCTATGCGGAGCTTGTACGTGGGGCAGCGCTTCGTACGGCGATCCTGCCAACTGGTGAGGCCCGCGATGCGTCGTCAGGATATCTACCGCACCTATTGCGTCGGCTGCGGCGAGCGCTTTACAACGGCGAACGTCTGGAGCGACGCGGGCTGGTACGAGACGCAGATAAGCGGCCTGTGCGAGTCGTGCTACGACGCCGTAGCGAGCTTGTTCGAACTCTCAACGAGGGACGAGGATGGAAACGACAAAAGCGGCAGCGAGGATACCGGGCCCGGTGATTGAGTTCGATCTGTCGGGCGAACGTCCGCTCGTCAAGATCGACGGCGAGGCGATACAAGGCGTGTCGAGCGCGCGGGTCGAGGCGGAGCCGTACGAGTTGCCGGTCCTCGTCCTGCGTATCGTTCGATTCGACGTAAAGGGCGGCTCTCTACCGAACGCGGTACGCTTGTTCAGTAGACAGGAGAACGGGTAATGAACAAGAATGCTACGCCCGAAGGGCCCGGCGAGAGTGGCCCGGTACTCAAGCATTCGACCGTAACGGCGCTTATGTGGGAGCGATATACGATTACGGGCGAGGACGGTAGACCCGCGACGCTCGCGATAATCGACCCGGACGGCAAGATACTGGACGCCGGTCCCGAAGTCGCCGACGAGTTCTGGGAACTCGCAATACTCGCGTATCGGCAGTACCTTATCGGCGAGGGTTTGTTACGTATCTACTCGACGCCCGAGGGGCTTTTGCAGGACCACGATTAAAAAAAGGCGACTCGGTTGAGTAGTTGTAGAAGTCTGGACTTGATTTGACAGACGGTGCCAGTCGTCGGTCTCAGTTCGGCCAAGGAAGAGCCCTTCATTATCCTTGGCATCCAAGACTGGTCCATGACGGCTAGCGGCCATTCTAAATGGCATAATCTCCCGACTCCCAAACGACCGTAGTGCCGTGTAGGCGGCTGTAGGCTGCCGCTGGCGTCGAAGGACCGAGAAGGGTCGTGCTATGCCTTTTGCATGAGGCGAGCGCCCGACGCAATCGGGGCGCTCGGTCATCGGGCGCTAGCCGGCCAGGAACGGTCACTCGGCATCAGCCCCAAGATCGTTCACCATTGAAGAAATTGTTTGCAGCCAAGTCGGGGCCAACTGACGTGCGCCAAGGATACAAGAGAGACCGAGAATGAACATTGACGAAATGATCGAGGAGTTTCGCGTAGGTAAGCTTGAGCTGGATTGCAAGCGCATTGTCCTTACTCGAAATAAGGAAGGGGGCGAACGATACGAAGGCAAAGGCTATATCAAGCAAGACGCCGACGGAGTTCTCATCTACAAGCTCTACACGACCGAGCACCAGAATACAGCGCCGCATAGTCAGTTGAGCGACTACTTCAGCCACCTCGGAAAGATCCACCCTGACGAAACGTTCTTTAACCTCGAAGCAGAGGCCACGGGTGGAGCAACACTCAGAGCGAGCCGCTTTTTTCCTAGCGTCTCGTGGGACATGCATTCTGGTGAACCCGAATTTGTGCACGGCCAGTTGCAAGGGCTCATGGCTCAACACAATCTTCCGCAAAAAGATTACGTACTCGAACTCCACTTCTTCGAAGAGTACGAAGTACCACTGCATAAGTGGAGTACGGTCGAAGGCAGTGCTGGCAAGCATCACGTCGTGGATACTGCTGAATTTGAAGCTTGCGACTCTCGCTTCGTAGTCAACGTGCGAGATGGATCTGGACGAAGCGTTGTGCAGGCAAGCTCGGAACAGCCATTCCCTCAGAACTTCCACTGGAGGATTCAGGAGGCGCTTCAATTCATAACAGGTAGAACAGCGAACCACCGTGCACTAGTGGCGTGCGAGCCCGGGATTCAGAAGCTTGAGCTGATCTCACCGACAAAAGCGTCCCTGCGACCGCACTTCTGCCCTCCGATCAAGCATGTCTCGTTAGAGTACAGAAACCATGGATGGGAGCTGTTCAGTGCTTACTTGGCGTATGTAGTTGCAAGTAGTCCCGTAACACTATGGAATCCACTTGCCTATCATCTGTATAACGCACGGGAAGCCAGCGCGAATTCGATCGATTCGTGGGCTATGGGAGTTTCGGTCGCGTTGGAGGCCATATCAAGTCTCGTCGTGCTACCCGAAGACCCGGAGAAGAAGGCAAAGACCGAGCAAGCAGTCAATTTGGTGAAGCGCTACGTTTCCAGCGAAAGTGCGCTCATAGAGGTTAAGGATAGATTGAACGGACTCCTGGGGATGCTCGAGCATCCTCCCGGCCCACGCGATAAACTCAAGTGGTTGGCGACTGAGGGGAAGGCTGAGAAGAAATATATTCAGCGCTGGAATGATCTTCGCAATGCTCACGTTCACCCCAAAATCACAGACCTACAAAAACCTGACGCAGTGAGCTTCCAAACGCAACTTGATCGTATTCACAGCGTTCAAGTGCTGCTCTGTCAAGTCACTTACCATCTCATCGGCTATAGCGGACCATTCACTGACTGGGCCGAAGAGCAATACCCCGACAAGCAGTTCCCATTACCTATGAAGTCGGTCGAGACGTCGAGCGTCGAGTAGCGATTCGATAGAATGTTCTCGTATTTCGCGTTTGAGCGCACGCTGGCATCTATTGCCATAAACTCCCTTTGAGTACATAGTCATGGCCACGAAACCATCAGGAACGGCTGGACCTTTCACGATCACCGTTAGCGCAGACGGAACCATAGTTGGTCAGCAAGCAAAGATCGTGTGGCCCACGGATCAAAAGGAAATCGAGCGTAAGATCCTTGGACTCTTTGTTCACGAATTCGAAAAAAACGGCGCGAAATTTCTGAACATCCAGGATGGCGGAACGAAAGACCTCGATTTTCTTCTTACACTTCCTGGTGGACAGGTTCACCTAGAGTTGATGGAGGTCGTGATCCCGAGGTCCGGCGAGATACCTTTCCAGCCTGGGCATCGTCGACACCAGCCTGTCCCCTACGCTGACGCAATTTTCAAAGGTGTTCAGAAGAAGATAGACAAGTATGGTTTGAAGCACGATGTCCCGATCGATTTGCTCTTATACGTGACCCACGAACAATACAATCCAAATGGTGCGGTACTAGGCGTTCTGCGTCGGTACTTTATGGAACGGAAGCATCCGTTTGAATATGTCTTCTTCCTCATCCCTAGTTCCGAAGACCTTGTCAATCTGACTGTCCTGTTCAATAAAGATCAGCCATTTAATCCGCCACCACTATCGGAGCTTGAACAGCGCGAGTGGATCAACGTCGTGGCCTCCGAGGCGCAGGTTGGAACAATGCCAAACAGCTGATCCGAGCCCGTCAAATGGACCGTTGAACGACCGCTTTCCGGATAGCCACCGGGCAGCTTCGGGTCGGGTGCCGACTTTCGCCACCTGCATGGTTGAGCAGCCTTCGCCGGATCTAACGGTGTCTGTCCGATGACGTGTACCATTGACTCGCCTTTTTTCGTATTGCGGGCCTGTGCTCTATTTCGTTCGCGCGCTTCGCGTCGAGTGCTTCCCGGTCGCGATCCGCTCGCGGTTCGGCACCTTCGCCGGCGTGTTGAGCAGTTCGCCCGTACGGCGGTCGAAATCGAATCCGAGGACTACTCCTCGCTTAGAAGTCAAGCGGAGGTGCATCGTCCTCGCGCCGACCTCTAGCCCATGTTTTGCCTTCGGCTCAAGGCCCTTTGCGAAAACGTCGATGCGCTCGAACGTCTCCGATACAAGCAGGCGAGCTTTCATACGCGCGTCGTAGTCCAGCGCCATAGCTTCTTCGGTTAAAGCCGCCCACGCGTCGCCTGTCGAGGGTTTCGCGCAAGTATGAACCTTGAGTTCGCGTTCGAGTTGCTCGACTACTTTCGTGAGGTCGCGCTTTTCCGCCTCAAGCTCCCGCGACGTTTCGAGGAACGTTTCTGGCGACTCGTCGCTATTCCGCAGGGCATCCTTGATTCCCTTAATACGTAGTTCCAGCTTCGCGAGCGCGGCACGCTTCGCGGTAAGTTGTTTCATTAAGGGGTCCGCTTTGTCGTTCCCGCTAAAGAGGTAATCGAGATTCGCCTGATCGGCGCAAACGGTCAATAACGCGCGCTCAACCGGCTCAGCCCGCCAGCTATCGCCGCCCTCACACTTCTGCGCGAGATGGTAATACGTCCCGCAACGCAGGCGGCGTGACTTACGCTCCGTTCCGTCCGCGAGCTTCTTCGTTACGGTCTGCCCGACGAGCAACATTCGGCAATAACCGCAGTAACTCGTTTTCAGGCCAGTCAGGATCGCCGGTACGTCTCCCTTACCTTTTCTATGTCCGCGCTTGCCCACGAGGAGTTGCAGCTCGTCCCACTCGCTCTCGTTCATTAGCGGCGGGTAGTAACCGCGCAATACGAATTCCTTGCCGTCCGAAATCACAACCTTGTCGCCCTTGAGAGCCGGGTAACTGATTACGCGCTGGATTCGGTTCGTCGGGTACTTCTCGCTAACGGACAGACCCTCGGCGGCGAGGCGACGCGTAATCTCGACTGCGCCGTAGCCGGCGCGATAAAGTTCGATCATACGGACCATCGCGTCGGCTTGGGGCTGGTCAAGTTCGAAGCGCTTCGCCTCGCGGTTGTAGAGGACCCACGAAGGATCGGTGCCGGGGACGAGGACCAGTTCGCCCTTCCCGTTGTCCTTCATGTGTCGCGGTGCGCCGAAAAGAATATCGCGCTCGCCGTCATTCCACTTCTTCACCTTGTCGCGGTACGCGGCGCGAATACGTACCGATTTCGAATCGCTCTCCTCATGCGCGCGCATCCATAGCGCGTCCACGACAAGGAGTAGTGCGCGGTTCTGGCGCAGCGTCTCGCGCGAATACACCTGGTTATCGTTCGACGTGACGATCGCGACGCCCGCGCGCACGATATCTCCGAAAAGTCCCTGCGAGTCGATCGGCTCTGCTCTGCTCAACCGGTCGAGGTTCTCGACGATCAGTGCGTCGCCTGGCAGCACGTCTTTGTTCTTGATCTGGAGCATGAACGCTGCCAGCGCACTTCCGGGTTTCAGATGTTCGCCCGAAAATGCACTCTTGCCGAGATCCGCCATGCGCAAGCTACGGTCGAGCGTTAGCCCGTTTTCTTTCGCCCAGCGCTCGGCGTAGGCGTCCTGCCGCGCAATAGAGCTACCGCCGCCCTGTTGCGGGCTTGAATAGCGGGCGTAGGTATAGGCCCGAGGCGGGCGGCTCGGAGCGGCTTCGGCGGCCTTGAGGCGCGCGCGTTTGACGGTAGGCAT